CGACAACGAAGATACGGCGGCGTCGCTGGGCCACTCCGAAGTATTGAGCGTCAAGCACCCTGTAGGCAAACCCATACCCGAGTTCTCCCAACATATCGAGGAAGGTTTTGAAGTCTGCCCCCCCCCGCTGGATAGAACGCCGGGCACGTTTTCCCAGACAATCCAGGAAGGCTTGTAATAGTCTGCAATAGCTCCATAAACGAGCATGAGATTTCCACGCGGGTCTTCAAGACCCCGGCGAAGTCCGGCAACGGAGAAAGACTGACAAGGTGTTCCTCCGACCAAAAGGTCAACTGTTCCTGAATCAATTCCCCACTCCTTGTATTTTGTCATGTCGCCGAAGTTTTTTACATCCGGAAACCTGTGATTTAATACTGAACACGGAAACGGCTCTATTTCGGAGAATCCAACAGGCTTCCAACCAAGAGGTTTCCATGCAACACTTGCGGCCTCAATGCCTGAACAGACGGACAGATAACGCTTCATTTTCCTTCTGCTCCCCTTTCAAATTCGTTACAGTAATTTCCCCAGCGAGACCACGGGCTTGCCGTCTTGACCGGGCATTCAGATGTTTCCTGCTTCAAGCAGTATTCGCAACACATTCCGGTTTCAATCGGATCCGGTGCTCTTCTCGGCTTATCTTCGTCTTTCATCTTTTCGTTACCGCCTTCCCCGCGCGAAAATGTGCAGCAAGATCATTGAGCAGCTTCCCGACCGTTCCCCGCTCGTCTTCCGTTACCGCCGGCGCCGGAAGCGCGGGGACCGGAGCTCGATAACCGATTGCCAATTTATCGCCACCGACATGAACTTTCATTTCCTCGTTGTACTCTTCGACGGCTTTCTCTATTACCGCGATGTCCGGCGCAAATCGATACTGGCCGGAATAAGTACGAACGACCCTGTCAAATATCTTGTCAATTTCACCGGGTTCATACCGCCCGAGGTACTCGAGCACCATCGCGCGGCGCAGCGGCATTTCGTACTTGCCGTAATAGCCCTCGATGTTCTTCACAAACACATCGGCGTTCATTGCTTCGACGCCCCCAGTGCAGCCATGGCCTCGCCAACGGTATCAGCGTCGAGTTCGGAAACCTTTCCGGATTCCTTTTCCAGTTCAAGCTTCAGCCTGGGCCAGATACCTCCTGACGACATCTGCGACGGTATAAACGGCTGGCTCGACCAATAACGGTCGCTGGATGTAGTCAACCGCCTGAAGACGATGAGCATTTGCCGGACGTAATCGTTTCGTCCTTCAGGGGCGTCCTTTGTGGCGAAAGTGATTATTCGCTTTATCGCCGCCCCCTCGCGCTTATAGTCCGTGAATTGCCCGGAAACGCCCTCGAACGTCGTCTTGATATCGTTGTAGAGGCTCTTGTCCTCCTCCGACATCTCGCTTTTCTTTCCTTTTGCGGCCGAACCAACCTGTTTTTCGGGAACCGCCGGAACGGAAGGAGAATCGCCGTCCGAACCAAGCTGGAATTCGCCTTGTTCGCTGGTTTCACGCGTGGGGCACGCGTGGTCATCGCGTGGCTCACGCGTGGCTGACGCGTCGCCCTCGCGTTCCTCTGTATCCCTTCTTTCTCCGGGCTCTACCGGTGCAAGAACCTTGCATCCTTCGTCTCCCGGTCCCGGGAAACGCGACGCGCATTCCTTGTTGTTGACGACCTGGTGATCGTTCCACGTCGGTATGCAGCCGTAAACCTTGTTCCCTTGTTCGTACTTCACGATGAAGCCTGCGCGGTTCATTGCGTCCAGCACGTCGGAAAAATCAAGCTGATCGTAAGGAAGAACGTCGAGCTTCAGCTCGCGCGGCTTCCACCGGAAACGACCTTCGCGATCGCAGGCCGTAAAGAGCCCGGCGAAGGCGGTTCGGATTGGAAATCCTGTTGTTTTTTCGAGCTCGAAAAGCTCGGCGTGCCGGAATAATTCTGGCTTTACCGTTCTGATTCTGCCCATATCAGCACTTCCCGTCCGAGCGCTCGGATGATGCCATTCGCTTCTTTTTGTCATCATGAGACTTGGCTATATTATCTGAAAACGATATCCACCTACAATTTCCCGGACAATAATTTCCATCATTATCAATGCGGTCGATTGTCAGCGAATCGGAATACCCATTATTCAACGCCCATTCTTTGAATGAAATAAATCCATCCCATTCATCGCAGACCGTTATCCCTCTCCCGCCATAATAACGATATTGCGTGGCGTTCCTATTTTGACACCGTGTTTTCATATTACGCCAGATTCGGTAAAGCCGAGTACCTTCATACCCATGTTTAAAATGAGACTCGCTTCGAATTTCACTTTGCAAACATCCGCAGCTTTTTGAACTTCCATTTTTAAGCGATGTTCCGATTATGTTTTTCATAGTCCCGCAATCGCATTTACAGTTATAGATTGACCGACCTGGCTGTGCAACAAGCGAAACGACTGTCCATCTCCCGAATTTCATTCCGGGTATTATTTCATCGCACTTGCCACAGGAAGTCGTGTGCCCACTTCGTAAATTAGAGTCAGACTTTTCTACTTCCTTTCCGCAGTCGCATTGACACGCATGATACCAATGCCGCGCACCACCTTGCCTAACACATAGCCGAATAACTACAAGTTGTCCAAATCGGTCGCCAATGCTTGTTTTGCCCATTGCCCCACTCCTGCTTCCAGCGGAAGCTTTTTTGCTAATTCTCTTGCTCTTTCAACTCGACCTCGTAAATGAGGGTACTTTGCCAAGAAAGCGTCCCAGCCAACGGTATGCTGTAGGCTGTGTTCGCTGGGCGTAAGAGCTATCCAATTCCATGATTTCTCAATATCAGCTACATCCGCGCCTCTTGATACTATGTGGGCTCGCGCTATGTCTCCACCCTCGCCGCTGGCTTCCGAAAAGGGATGCTTCTCTCTCCATTCAGCTTCCGATACAAGGGTTGTCATTTCTTCGTCGCCATAATCAAGAGGATCTTCTTTCAACGTCCCTCTCCACGAAATCCACGCCCAAAGGACTTGAGAGACCGTTGCCTGCAGATCCCTTTCAAGGTCACAGACCGTGCAAAGGTGATACATCAGCCCATCGATGAAATGGGCCGCGGACACCGTGTTGGATTCCGACAGGTGAACCGCCCGGGTCTTAGTCGGCGATAGCGACGACGGCACCCGGTCGGCATATTCTTCCAGTAAATCAAGGTAGAGATCGTACTTTTCTTCTTCAGTTGGCTTTCGACCGTTCTGGGATTCGAATATAGCCTCTACCAGTACGAAAATTGATCCGAGTTGCTTAAAAGTCTTCTCGCGCTCCTGTAATTCAAGAACCGCATTGAGAAAGAGTTCTTTCCCGAGACGTGCTTCTTTGTCATCCTTCTTTTTGAAGAGATCAGCGATAAGGTTCGCTCCCTTCCTGTCGTCGGATAAAAGTACCGCGCATCCTTTATGCAGTTTTGCTCGTACAGGTAACGCTATTTTCATACCATCACGCCTCGAAGTCCGGGGGAACAGTCCCTGTCATTCCGAGTTCTTCCGCTTCGTTGATAAGTTCCTGCTGAATCTGTGCATCCGTCTTTTCGGCTTGCACCGGAGCAGTTTTCACAAGAATCGGCTCGGTCGTCTTTCCTGCTGCAGCTTTGGCAATCTTGTTTACGTTGCCTTCGCCTGTCGGCTCTTCGATTGCTGCAGTAGTTGAGCCTTCGAAGTCGTCTGCAGGAAGTTCCGGCGAACCATCGGCAGGGGCTACCCCAAAATCGTCCGTCGGTGTCACGTTGATGAGTCCCGCCTCGATTCTTTCTTCACGGCTTACCGCTTCAAGAGCTTCAACGCTGATCGGGCAGAGCTTGAGCGTTCGTATGGCAACGGTCTTCAGGGCCATGGCGTCAAAGTTCTTTACCCAGATATTGTCCTTGTCAGTGGCGTCATAACCCTTTGAGAACGTATTGCGATGCTTCTCGATGTCCTTCTTTGACATGACGCCGAACTGCGCGCCTCCGTTGTCGAGTTCGACGAGGCAGTAAAATGCGATAGGGTCTCCGCGCTCCTCGCGAATGTTGATCTTGTGGGTGAGCTTCCGGCCCATTCCAAGCTCAACCTCGAAGATGTCGTGCTCATAAACGACTTCGCACGAAATCGTCTTGATCGTGTTCGACCGCCTTGCGAGGACGATAAGGCCTTTGTAGCCGAGCTGAAAATGACACGTCATTTCCTTCGACCACTTCCCGTCGCGGTTCACGCTTTCGTTGTACGGTATCAGCCAGGCTTGCCCGAGTAGCGGACCGACCTCCATTCCGTACCGGGCTGCCATGAGCAACGAGGAGGAAATAGAGGGTTTTGAACACGACATCAATTTCGCATTGTTCATGATTTCCATTGCCGCCGCGGCAATGAATCGGTCAATGTTGATGGTATTCGCCGGAAGAGCCTGGACGAATGATCCTTTATTCTCGTTCAGCCAATCCTTCAAGGTGCGCGGTTTTTTCGCGACTTCTTTCGTAGATGCGTCTGATCCATCAGTTTTCATGCTTTTACTCCCAATACATGAAGTTTCATGGCAAGCTCGCGCGTTGCCAAAATATCAGCGTCGGCGGCATGGGCGTTGTCCAGGGGCACGCCGAGCGCCTTGCACATGGTTCCCAGCTTTTTGTCCGTCGTGCGGGGAAGCTTACCCTCTTTCGATCCGCGCTTCACCAGCTCGAGAACGTCGATGAACTGGCCGGTAAAATAGTTCTCGACCTGATCGCCATTCCGGGCCATGAGCTCGATGATGAAGCCATAGTCGAACGGGCAGTTGTAGCCCGCAAAGACCATCTTTGCGGCACCATTCTCGGAATTCCGGGCGAGGACTTCTTGGATCCTCGGGAAGATTTCGGTCTCGGGCGGATACGCCCGGATTTCCTCCTCGGTCTTCCCGTGCGCGACCTTGCTTCCTTCATCGTACTCGCAACTTTCCGGATTGAGGTGAAACACCCGGCGATCGCGGACAACCTTGTCTCGAACGATGATGATGGCAAACTCATGCACGCCGTGAACCTTCGGATTCAGGCCCGTGGTCTCCGTATCTACCCATGCTACATTCATTTGGTGACCACCTCGCCTTCCTTGACGTAGATGATTCCATCTTCCAGGTCATCGGGTATCTTTCCGACCTTCAGAAGAATCACGAGGTACCCGGCTTTCTCGGCCCAGTCGGACATGGTTTTCTGTGTCTCTTCGTCAAGGCTCTCCGCGTTATCCACGACGAGAATCTTGAGCTCCGAGGCGAATACGGAACCGATCGAGAAAAACACGCGGACGGTCTCGGCGGTCGACCAGTTGGAAACCTTGTTTGACTCGGTTATCCCGCGCAGCGCGCCGCAGTGGACAAGCTGATTGTCTTCGGTGATCTCGAGCCCCTTCACGCCAAGCTTCATGCCGGCCAGAACCTTTTTTCGTTCGTCCCGTAAGGTTTCGATCTCGGCAGTAAGATTCTGGTACTGCGTTTCGTACCCCTGCTTTTCCTTCAGCTTCTTCTCGTAGGCGTCGTAGGCGTCGGCCTTGCGCTCCGTTTCGTAGAAGTCTGAGATAGCCTTTTCGACCGCTTTGACATCCTCGGCGGTATAGGATGGGCGTTTTTCCAGCAGGGCGCAGGTATCGATGATCTTCTGGTTGACGTTGAACACGAAGGTTTCCATGTCGGCCACGTTCTTGAACTCGCAGGCCTTCCGGATTTCGTCGGAAATATTCCGGAACGTCTCCGCGAAAGCGGCCAAGGCGGCATCGATCGCGGCCTTCTTTTCCTTGAGAGCGTCGATAGAGGGCGCGTGCTCGACCTTTTCGACGGGAACCAGCTCGCCGATCCGTTTGACATCGCGGCCGACTTCGGTACGCGTCTGCTCTTTCTGCTTGATTCGCGCTTCGATTTCGGTGATTTTCGCGGTAATGCCATACCGATCCTTGAGGATATTGATGACCTTCTCGTCGGTCATGTCCTTCATTTCCCACGGGGTCTCAAGACCGGACCGAATGGAGTTGAGGAATTCCCGCACGCCGCCGGTCACCTTGGTGTAGCGATCGCCGTCGGCACGGTAAACATCCTGCTTCACCGTCTCGCCGATCATGGTCCTTATTTTCAGGCCATCGTCGGTATAGGCAATGATTTCAGCCGTTTCTTCGCCCTCGGTTATCATTCCCGGGGTGAACGCTTTCGGTCCATTAAGGGTCAGCGAAATTGATTGCGCGATCGTCGTCTTGCCGGATCCGTTTTTACCCTGGATAACCTGTGCGCCGGGACCGTAAAATTCAATATCCGCCTGCTTTACCTTTCGGACATTGCGTATTTCAAGCCGTTTCAACAGCATACTTCTACCATCCTTTCAGCATCTTCCGCTGTCATTGAATCAAGCTTTTCTCGGAGCTTTTCGGCCTTGGTAAACCAGACCTCCCTAAACTCGCCCTTTGCCCTGCAACCGGCCAAAACAAGCGATCCGTGCGCTCCTTTGGTCACCTCGTATAATGTTTTCTTCATTTTGCTGCCTTCGGGGGAGAAACCACGAACCGTCCGGACTCGCCCTCTTTCGAGTATTTGTCGTATAGCCCGTCCTTCTTGAGGAGGTCTCCGTCCACGCGGCGCTGTGCGAAGCGGGACCACGAAATGGTGTAGGAACCGGCAACGGCCGTCAGCTTCCCGATGCTATGGGCGCCGGCGACCTTGCTCGTAATCGCGAGCTTGAGGGCGATGTCCGCCTTTTCCTTCTCTTCCTTCGCGGCCTTTTCTCGTGCGCTTGCATCGCTTCGGATCTTGCACAGTTCGAGTTCAGCATCCGTAAGGACGATTACTCCGTCTGACGGGGAATACATACCTGTTACGAGCTCCTCCTCGTTTTCGATACCGATCGGCGCAGGCGTGACGTTCTTGAGAACGTAGTTCTCCCAGAAGTCGCCTTCCGCGGCGATGAGGCGCGCGATAAACTCGTCATTCCGGGGAATGTAATAGTGATGAACGTCGTCGCTCATGATCTCGTACACCGAAAGAATGAACCACGGCAGCCCCGTGACGGCCATGTAATGCTGCACCTGGCAGTAGTAGTCGTCCGGTACTTCGTCGGCTGCGAACCCATCACCGGTTTTCGATGTCTTGATTTCATGTCCGCCGAATCCCTGCACGGTCACGCCGTTGATCACAACCGGCGAAGTTGCGATAAAAAAACCGTCGATGTTTGCCGACATGAAAGTATGCACCTTGGAAACAAACATGTACTTGCTCTGCTCGATCGTTACGCCAAGCTCGCGAACCGTGAAGTCCCGGACTACCGGCTCAAGAAGCTTTCCGCGACGAGCTGCGTTTTTCTCGACATAAGGTACAACTCCTTTCTTGTCAAAAAAGACGGTCATCGGGGAGCCGTATTTACTCGATCCGAATATCTTCCCTGCGTCGGAGCCACCAACATAGGACCGGCGGGTGTTCCGCCAATCTTCGTCGGACATGTTCGAAATATCGATAAGGTCAACGTCATTGATCTGGTCTATCATGCTATCCTCTTGTTTTTACGCAATTCGGCTGTTATTATTTGAATTGCAGATTTTCGTTTCCTTGAGGGCCCGGTACACACCACATGACCGGGCTCTCTCTTTTTTCAGGCAAGAACCAGAAGGTCGGGCAACCTCGCAAGGAGGAATTCCTCGATTCTGTTCGCGGCCTCGTTCCTCCAACGCCCGCCATCCGCTTCGAAAAGCGCGATCGTGGGAACATCATCCGAATTCAGGCGTATGCGGAACAGGAATTCGCTCTCAACCTGATCGATGTCCCGGAAGGTGCGATACGGCGCCAGCTTGACGATCGGTTTCGGCGATTTGACATCCTTGAACGTTCCGGACGCGCCACGGGCAACCGCAACCGCCTGCGTGATGCCGTCATCGTTCAGTTCGATCGAAGTTCCGCCGGAGACCTTCTTGACCATCTGAAGAATCTCTTCGAAGTCGTCGCCGCTCTGGGGCTGGAAGCCAGAACGGAACTTGATGATAAATTCCTCCTGGCTCATGAACTTCTCGAAGGGGAAGGCTTCGAGTTCGGGATCGAGAATGACCTCAACCGGGGTTTCCCTCTTTCTGTTATCCCCGATAAGATGAGAGACGAGGCGAACCTTTTCGACACCGAAAACCTGCACGAAGTATTTCTTGATTTCCAGCTCGTCGATATTCTTCGAGATGTAGTCCGCCAAGCTCTTCAGCGTGTACCCCGTGAAGGTATCGGCCATGGGATTGAAAATCACCGGCTTCAGATCCTTCGTAGACCAGTCCCGTCCGCCAGACTGGATGAGGTTCGCTTTCTCTACCAGCGATTCGATTTTATCGATCGCTTCCTTGCTCATATCCATCGATTGCTCCTTTTACTTTGCAGCCGCTTGAGGCGCCGTTACGATGTGAAGACCTTCACGGCCGGCAGATTCTGCAAGCTCATTGATCCCGGGAAGTTCCGGGCCGGGCTGATCCTCGAAGGCGGAAATCTTTCCTGTTCCGCTTTCTTTCTCGAAGAACATGAACGACTCGCAGGGCTTGATGTTCGCGAGCGATGCGGACACCGAAAGCTTGGTCTCGGCGACCTTCCGGGTCTTGTCCGGCTTTATCGCGAGTTCGATCTTGATCTTGCGGACCTGATCGGGCTTCGTGTTGATATCGGCGATGTTGTCCAGAACCTTACGGAGCTGGTCATCGAAGAGCTCAACCACGGCACCGTTCTGCAGTTCTGCCAAAGATACCTGTTTCATCTTTTCTCCTTTTCGTTTATTTGCTGGTCACAGGACCAGTTGTCACCTGTTGCGAGCTGTTGTTTGCCAACAACTCGTCAAGTTGCGCGTTATCAATGAGCAGCCCGATCACCCATGATCTTGAGCCGCCCGTCTGCCGGGCTACCTCGTCAACTTTCGCCAGACGATCGTTCGTAAAGAAAATCGACCGGCTGACCCCGGTACCGTCGGCATCCTGTCTGATCATACGGCCTCCTCGATCCCGAGGAATTTCTTCCGTTCGTCAGGATCCATAGAGAACCATCGAGCCTTGTGCTCTTCCATGGGCACGCCGTTCCATCTCTGGTATGTCTCGATGTACCATTTCTTCGGCCTTGAGCCCTCGTCGGCCTTGCCGAACATCGGCATCCGCCACGGTTCCGCGCGGAGCTTATTCAGCCCAACGCCTTGAGCCTGTGCGACATCCTGCATGGTCACGTACTTCTTTGCGTTGAGCAGCTCGAGAATCCGGGCGTTTTGTGTTTTGATCGTGGTCAATTCTTCCAAGAGAGCTTGCGGGTTAAACAGAACAGCTTCCATATTCTTTATCCTTACTGGGCGATCGCCATTGCCGGCACCGCTTTTGTTTTGATTGTTTTTCTGATGTAGTCGAGGCCGCGCTGATACACGAGCGTGGTCAGGTTAATGCGACGTTCGCCATCGGGTGCAGTCCAGGCATTTTCTACGACGCGGAAATACCCGCGGTCCTGATAGGCCCGATACGGCAGATTGTTTTCGTCGAGAATCTTCTCGTCACGAAGAAGCTGGAATATCTTGTTCCGCCCCCATCCGGCTATATTGAGCGTGGCGGCTACCTCGCGCATCGAGATCGCGGACCGGGAGGAGGCTACCTGGTCAAAGAACTCGGCCTTCGGAAGCAGCTCGGCGATCCGGCTGGACTGACGCGTGATAAGCTCGTTCGCCTGCTGCAATGCCCGAGCAAAAACAAGTTCGGGTGTATTCCATGCCTGTTCGATCTTGATAAGGTACTGACGAACTTCGCGGCCCTTTTCGTTGTTCTCGACCATTGCGAGTTCTTTGGCCATGGGGACGGTCAGAAAGTAATCAATGCGGTTTTGGCCTCCGTGCATCTCGCTCACCAGATTTGGCGAGCGAGTTTCGTAATCCACGCCTTCGCAAAACCCATACTTTTCGATCCGATCTTTGATCCAGTTCGAAAAGTCGCGGCCGACCCCGAGGCCAACATGAAGATCGCGTGCATTAACAACTTGCTGTCCGTTGTTTTCGCACACCGTTAGTAAGTCATTCATCCCATCGCCCTCCCGTATAAGTATTTGTGCTGAAAGAAAGTCCCTCCGGGCGTACTCTGTAAGTACCACCAAACTTTTCCACCAGGAGGAACAGAAATTGAAAGATCCGAGACCGAACGACGCCTACCCAAAATGCCCAGAATGTGGCAAACAAAACTTCTTTGACATTCGAAAGTTCAACCCGTATAAACCGGAAGAAAACAAGATCAAATGCGTAGCGTGCGATCATATTTTCTTACTCTCCGACGCCCTGCCCAATTCCGTGCCCTGATTCTCCTCGGTATTGGCGCCATACACAAAAGACCAGTCGGTTATTTTTTGTTTATGCGGCGCCACATACAGAGTGATTGCATATATTCCTTCCACCGATGTTTCTCGGCTTTGTGTCAGAAGGACGTTCAATCCATAAAGCAACTCAAAATAGTCCTCGACCCTCTCATCTGCGGCATATAGTGGGTTCCCGGTTTTGTTGTCGATTACGCTTTCCGGGGCGCCGATACATTCGAGTTTGTGGGCAACAACACACGGATTGAAGACGCGCCCAAATTTCTTGAACGCATACGCAATCCTTCGGGTTAATGGGATTTTCATTTACGCGCCTCACATCCAGCACCTGCGAAGGCAGCCGCGTCGATCTGTGTTTTTCCGGATTCGACATCCTTCAGGAATTTCTGGCGGCGCTCATATTCCGCGTACCCTATTTCTAGCAATACGGCAAGCTGATCCTTAAAAGATCTCCGTTCCACCGCGGCGACCTTCTCGACAATGGCTTTTGACTTATTCGTTATCCGTATAGTTGTTTCAGAACCTTTTGTTTGTTTCATGGTTTTATTATTATGCCACATTCGTGGCTTGTCAAGCCACGTTTGTATCTTTTATATAAAAATACTTAAAGTTCTGCGGCTTTTGTCGATACAATTAATGTCGGGAGTACAAATTGGGCACAAAACAGATAACAACAAAATCAGAAATTCAGAGAGTCCGTATAACACCAGAACTTCGTGAGAAATGCCGAAACGCCAGGATGTCTGGATCCTGGGCAGATAGAGCGGAATCAGATTTTTTGGCTTATTTGATTAACTTGGGTATTGTTCGTTATGAGAAATCGATTCTCCCCATTGAGCGCGGGGATGATCTTGAGGAATCGCAGGAAAAAAGAACACCCGAGGGCAAGAGCCGCGTCGGGTGATTTACTTTGATTTTAATAAGGGTAAGTATCTGTAAATGAACGATAATTCAAGGCCGATTAAGCAAATTAGGAACACCATAAAGGCAAGATCATTTCACGATTCTATTTACAGGTATACATAACAACAAATTTATCACTCATTTTTTTTAAAACAGCCGCTACGTTATCGCTAACTATATATTTTGCTCCCATGCTGTTCCATGCAACAGGTTCGCCGTATTTTTTTTCAAGGTTCAACCCGGTAATCATATAACGCTCTTGATCTGGAAAAATCATTCCGACAGTAAACAAACCAGCATCATTAAACCAGAATGTAACTTCTCCTATACCGATGGATCCATCACCATTCATCCAGAGGGCTTGGTTTATATAATTAATTATGAATACACCATCACCAACATTTGCTTTCTCTGCCAAATCTGACTCACCAAGGATGGCAATTACTTCTTCAGGAGACGAGCCCCATTTGCATCCGCGCAAGCCTTCGGACGCAGGCATAACTTCTTGAGCATATACGCCTAATACAGATAGCGCGACCAAGATCACAAGAAATATTTTTTTAGTACGGAGATTAATCATTCTTTCAAAATAGTCCTGTGAGATCAGGTTGTCAAGAGTTTTTATCATCACTCAATATCTTTGTTATTCTGGAATGGCGAAAGCCGTTCCGCCGGAGGCGTCTTTCCGAAAAAATGCCGGAAAGTGAAAAATCGCATCAGTTACGAAGTAACTGTACTTCCAGTTCCTCTTCCAGTTCCAGTTCCATCTAAGCATCCCCACCTACGCGTGGCGACGCGTGAGGCACGCGTGGCTCACGTGATGGTCACGCGTGCCTCACGCGTGAAGTTTTGTCTGGTTTTGTATACATGGTTCTACCATTTCTATTCTATATAGTTGTGCTATGCGCGTTTTGATGGCATACTTAGGTTATTGCTTGATTTTTGCTGTTTTTGGGATTCGCTCGTCCGTCGCTCGAAAGTGAGAAATGAACCATTTTTGAAGTGCCTGAAAAGCTGCTCTGAAAACGGTCGTTTTTGAAGAGAAAAAGGCATGCCGTTTACGCGTGGCGACGCGTTGACCACGCGTGCATTACGCGTGAGCCACGCGTGACTATCGCGTGCTTAACGCGTGGCGCACGCGTGAAATAGCCCGGTTGATGAAATGGTACACGTTTCGTTAACGCTATTAGTGCCGGTATTACTCCAATATCTCCATTCATTAACCCCGTCGATGTTTTATAGTTTGACACAATGCCTTTCGTACCATATATTTCTATATAGAATAACGTTATATGACGTTATATCAATTTTTAATGGGCGAATTCCAACCCGTTCCCGGCAGATGGTTTCGGGCTGTAATTGCTTACAGCGTATAGAATTACAGCCCGTTTCCTTTTTTCGGTTAATGATTCTGGTTAATGAAACGAAATCCTTGTGCCATATAGACAAGAGATTTTACCGATTTCGTTAACCGATTCTTCCAGGTTAATGGTTCCGCTCGAAAGGAGCAGGTATGCCAAGACAAAAAAAAACGATTCGGTGCGCGCTTAGGAAGGAATACGGTCGCTACCAAATTTGCTACGCCTGGAATCCGGGAAACTGGATCCTCACCCCTTACGACACCCCCGAAGAAGCGGTGCTCTGGGCGAAGGAACGCGAACAACTTTACAAGACCACAGGAAAATCCGACATCCCTACGTTCGGTTCCATCGCAGATGGTTTTTACGACAAGGGAAGTTATTTCCGGCTGATGAAAGAAAAGAAAAACAAAGTCTATCTTGAAGACTATTACATGAAAAGAAGCGGTCTTCTCAAGAACCATATTCTCCCAACATTCCGTAATTTCTATGTGACCGAAATAACTCCCTATCAGATTGACGAATGGTCTGTAACTTTGAAACTAGCTGCCGATACTAAAAATAAGTGCATGGAAGTTTTCAAAGAGATTCTTCAGTCGGCCGTAAGCAAGGGGTGCTTGAAGACGAATCCCATGAACGAAGTCGAGCGGTTCGGCGATGATTCTACCCAGCGGGAACCATTCACCGTAGAAGAGCTGAATAAACTTTTCCCTGCCGATACTGCAGAAGCCGTGGCAATCTGGGGATCGACGCTTTATCTCGCATGGGGTCTGGTTCTGCGCGACACTGGATGCCGCCCGTCCGAGGCCCTGGCATGGGCTCCGTCTGACTACAACACGACCTGGGGAGGATTTCCAATCGTTAAACGCATCCGCGGGTATAGCGCGAAAATATACCCGGGGACGAAGGGTGGCCGCCGGCAATACCGTGCAGCCATTTTATCGGTAGTCGGTAAACGGATAATGACAGAAGTCCTTGAGACTTGCGAAACCGAGCGGATATTCCCATGGCGCGTTGATCAGGCCAACGGATTCTTTCGCCTTGCTTTGGCGCGCGCGAAGATCCCCGAACGCGGGCCTTTGGGAACTATTCGGACGCAGTATTGCCTACGGCACACGGCAGTAACACAGACCATCGACATCGACAGAGAACTTGCCGCCGAGATATATGGTCATCGAACGCTTAAAAACCAACAGCGATACGATCACCCGAACGAAGAGGAATTGTTCAAACGTGTTTCAGGATCAAACGAATTACTGAAAAAGCGGTTTGATACAGAAAAATAGGAGCGATGATGAAGAAACAGGAAGCGATCAAGAACGAATTCGACACAGGTTTCCAGATCGACAAGTACAAGATTGGATCCATAAAGGAATTGGTGAATATTGACGCTTCCGGCGACGCCCTTGCCGCTTTTAAGTCGAAGGACCTGCCAAGTATAGAGACGGCCATCGAAGGACTCGCAAAACACGCACGATCGGCAATTCTTTTAATCGGTATCGGCTGCGTCATCATAGACCGAGAATCACTGTATGAGGCGGCCGGGTACCGTTCCTATCTTGAATACGCATCGCACCTTTTTGAAAAAATGGGGCTTCCTCCTCAAACATTGAGCGACGCCAAGATTATCGCAGAGACATATATTGACCGGTTTTCAGAACTGAAGAAGGCAGGTTTTAAGATTGAGGGTAACGCCCATAAATTGCGATACGTGAAAATCGCCATTGAGAACCATCCGAAGAAACAGGATGAAGTATTCGAGCGAGTCACAACGAACACATTGCGCGAATTCGTCGTATGGGCTAAATCCCGGGGCAGGAAGGCACCCGAATACAATCCGACAGTAAAAGTAACGGCAACTCGCATTTCGATCGACGGAAAGAACATTTTGAATTTCGACGAGGATCTTTCTGCCAAAGAAAAAGAAAACATTGCCGGATACCTGTCTGCTGTTTACAAAATCAGGGAATCCGGCAATGAACCGTTTATTCTCGACACCTACGATGCCGGCGAGCAACGGGCAATTCTAAACTTCCAGAAAAAGTACCGGGCCACTAAATAGGGTCGTCTCTCTCGTCGTCCCACTTTCCAGCAAATTCCTCGAGTTCAGTCTCGTTGTAGCATCCGCGCTTATGGTCCATGATCGAAAAGAGCTTGGTTCTCTCACCAATCTGGATCATGTCGCCCGGCGTCTTGAAGAACGGCGGAAGCATCGTAACAAGATCACTTCCGTAGCGAACCCAATACAGATGATTCTTGGGTATGTATCTCTCAACGGATTCCTTATAGGCCTTGTTGCCTACCTTTGGCGCCTCAAGCATACCAACGAACACGTTTTTGGGAGGCACGGAGAAATTCCGAACAATGTCCAGGGCGATTATGCTTGCTTCTCCGCCGCCCTTTGAGCGGCCCGCTACAACCAAACCAATCGAGAGAGCCCTGGCAAGAACTTCATTGCCCTTTATTATCGCGAAAAACTCTTCCCGGTAACGCTCCCACTCGGTTATATAACCCTTGTGGATCCGAACCATTGAATCGATTTTCGCATAGGAAGGCTTTGCTCGAATTTGGAAGAAATCAAGGTTTATGGGCCAGTCAGGGCCGTTGAGACCGCCGCTCGGAGCAAGGTTTACCGAAAGCATCCCGAGATAGGTACCAAACCGAGCGTCAATAGTTTTTTCAAACGAATGAGCCTCGATCACGGTAACATGCCGATCGAAGGCAACGTCGTACACGTATTCAAGCATAAAGACTCCTTACGGCAATATTTTCCTGAAAACGTACGTCAGGAACAGCAGGACCAATAGAGCCGCAATGACAATCAAGCAGATTATTATCTTGATAAGCCTGCTGGCTGATTCGTCACGGAACTTGTCCCGATCCGCTGTCATGTCCTTGAGCAGCGTCAAGGTATCGTTGTAATTCGTCCTGGCTTTCTCGTATGAGGACTTCGCACTGTCCAATGAGGTCTTGGATAGTTGTAAATCCTTCTCCGAGCTTGCCAACTTCGACTGCCAGCTCTGCCGTTCGGTCTTTCTCTCGCTCTCCTGCTGCGTCAATTTCTCCTGCAAGCTCTTTTCCCGTTCCGCTTGCTGAATCGATATATCCTTCGCCTGTCCCAAGAGAACTATCACCCGCGTCAAATTGCCCTGAACCGTCGACAAGGACGGTTGGGGCTGTTCGGCATGAAGTGACAAGGATAAGAGCAAGAAGAGCGAAAACAAGGCCTGTTTTGCGCGCATACGGCATCATTTTACGCCGGACCCATCCGGCGCCTCCGAGGGATCGGTGTTGGCATCAGAAATACTGCCGGCGGGTACCTCGATCGGCTCTGCCAGGCGTGCGAGAATGCTCGTGTCAACTTCTCCCGACCCTACAGCCTTGTCGACCAGGTGAAATACGAGCCGGACGATGACGTTGTACCCGAAGATCTCGATAAAGGGCAAAATCGATGCGAACGTGAACAGTATGGCGTTGAGGGTGCTACCAAAAATCTCGCTGTTCGGCGACATTCCCAGGCAGACGGCGATTCCCAAAGAAAACACGAGCGAAAGGAAGGGCCAAGCTACAGTCGATTTTTTTCCGGTTCCGGCCCGCGCGCTCGCGATAGCGTCCCTTACCGACTTAACCCACTCAATCCAGCCAATTACGTCAAACGACGCAATAACCAAAAGAGCCACCCACAGAAGCAATGAAATCATATTTGTCCTCCTAGACTATGAAATGAACCCATTTTCTATTCTGTCCGGGTTCCTTGACGATCTTGAGAAAGTCGTTATACGGCACGATTACATCGTTTCCACGGGTATCGATATACCCGGTACGATAATCCCCATAGGGATCATTAACGATGAGCGAGATTATCCGGGATGAATCCACTTGCGATGAGTCTTTTATGTTTTGGATATCATCTTGAGCGGTTTGAAATCCGCACACGCAGACGATATGGCCGATTGTTTTTTCAACGCCGCCGGCGCGATACGGCCACTGCCCGGATACAACACACGCCTTCTTCTCTTTGATAGAAAAAACGATTTCCTGAATCCTTGCCGTCCAGGTGAAGCGATTCACCTCTTTTTTCATCCAGCGATTGGTGCCAAACGCTCTGACGGGGGCAAGCTCGTTCGCCGGAATGTTTTTCCCGAATTCCGTCGGGTACATTTTCTTGTAATATTCCATGACTTCGGGATTTGTTCTAATGAATTCCGTGAGCACGTCTTCCGGCTGTCGGCCGCCGCAATCAGGCAATTCATACCCTGAATAAAGCAACGCCATTACCATCGATGTGGGACCGCAGGTTCCGTTTGGATCGATTCGGTTGTTCCTCTGGGTGAAATAATCCTTTCCTTGAGACAAATTAACCGTAACCATATGAATCCTCCCTCTAAATAGCTTCTTTCATCAGTTTGTCAAAGTTATCTCGGAGGGCTTTGACTTGGATCGCCGTCGCTACTGATATCTCCCTGGCATTCCAGAACATTTTCGATACCGATGTTTTAAACTCATCCATGATCCGCTGATTCTCGTCGTAAATCATTTCACGACAGACCACATGGCCGCGGTATCCATCGTTGAGAAAGTTGGTAATCGTCTGGATTATTTCAATGGTTTTCGTCTGTTCATACTGCTGGAAGTCTTTTTCTGTTCTTGTGGCATAATGATTGTCCTCGAATGAGGCCTCAATAAGTTCTTTGCAATTATCTATCGCATCCTTCAAGGCTCGTACATATTCGCAATAGTCAGGATGATCTACCAGGCCGTTCTTTTCGCCGGAATCTAGCTTATCGCGAAGTACTCGAAGAAAAACGCTCTGTGCTCGTCCGCGAAGTCGTAAAGCCTCGGACTTCACAAAAATCATCTGGTCTTTAAGCACGCGCTTCTCGAGCGTGTGCACCTGATCGAGCATTTCAGCTTGTTTCGTAAGTAGTATCACGATGTCCTTCCCATCAAGCGGCAATTTTTCTGATTTCTTCTTCCGTGAACCCTTAAAGGAAAAACCGTTTCGCGAGAGTTCTGCAACACCGAACTTCCGCAGCAGCCACAGGGTTCCGGCAATAAGACCAAGAAGTCCAACAATACACGCGAAAAACAGCGCGATTATCTCCGGAACGGATAATGTTTTAAGCCACTCTGTCATTCATCAACTCCTTAAAACGTCATTATTCTTATTGCTGTTTTTTTCTAATTCAGAAAATAAAAAAGGGCCGACACAGCGTCATTCGACGTGCATCGGCCCGACTCTTCAACTCGGCACCAATAGGTATATCAATTATTTCATACAGTTTATTATCAATGCTGTGTTTTCGTCAACTCATTCCGCTTCTTCACGCTTACCTGAAGGCTATTAAGAAGAACTTTTTCGACAAGTTCGTGGCAGGCCGTTCCTTTGGCATGTCCAACCCATGATCCAATAGACCGAAGATACCGCTCGTCGGGGATCTTCCCCCTTTTCCATGCCCTGTATTTATTATTCATGCGGCCGATACTCTGCTTCTTTATCAACCTGTTATGCAGGAAAATACGAAATCCAACGAATTCGATCCCATCAGAAGTTTTTCCTATTCTGGTTTTATCGTTCAGACGAAGAGCGAGCTTTTTCTCAAGAAACTCCTCAATTACTGATTGAGTTACCCGTAGCTTTTCTTTTGAAGTATCGAGAATGATTACGTCGTCCATATACCGAATGTAATATTTTGTGCGTAGCTTAACCTTCATATAAAAATCGAGCTCGTTCAGGTACACATTGGCAAAAAGCTGCGAAAGCAAGTTTCCTATAGGCACCCCGGAACCTACAGCACTGTCAAGAACCATATCGAGTATCCATAACACGTCCGGATCATCAATATAGGTTCGTACAATTTCCTTTAAGGTGGGAATATTAATCGACTGAAAGTATTTTTTAACGTCGCACTTTAGATATCTTTGCGTGCCAGCTTTACCCATAAAGAATGAAAGGCGATTCGCTGCTTTTAAACTACCTTGCCCTGTTCGGCAGGCAAATGAATCATAAAGCATTTTCTTCTCGGATACGGGCTCAATCACACGGCAAATTGCGTGTTGCACTACCCTGTCACGAAACGGAAGAGCCGAGATAAGCCTCTCTTTAGGCTCGTAGACTTTAAACTGTCTGTATGGGCTCACTTTGTATGTTTTCCACACAAGCTCGTTTTGCAGCTGTATCAGATTATCTTCCAGGTTGTATGTAAAGTTCAGCACCTGTCCGCGGTAACGCTTTTGTCTCCTGGCAAGTAAATAAGCCTGATACAGGTTCTCGTAATCATAAATGCGCTCAAACAAGTTGACTGACATAGGTAAAACCTTTAAAGATGCAGCTAAAGATGAAGAAACAAGGTTGAAAAAAGCGGAGACCCCGTAGGGACTCCGCCAGCATAGTTCCCCCGGCTTTACGGGGTTGGGGCCTAATCTGACGTATCAATGTGCGTTTCCGCATATCACCCCGTTTCCGGGTTGCCCGCGAAGCCGAAGCCCCTCGGGCCGTCACTGCGTACCGGACCGTAATCCTGCACGACTTACTTTTCCATCATCGTCACAGGCCAGGCGGCACCCGATGTTCGTGTTCACGTTCCAGGGATAGTTGTTCAAGTTAACAGTACGGGCACCATAGTGCGCGCCCTCGTTCCAGTTGCCGCCCGCAAACATTAGGCTCCCTTTATTAAGCCGCCTATAAGGCGACCGATCTCGGCCACGCTCCTCGCAGCTGTCTCATAGCTCCGTGGCGCGAGATATTTACGCGTTCGTGCGTGTCGCAAGAAGAATCGCATCATCTCGAGCTGCACGTCAACCTCATACCACCCAGTTTTTTTGGCGTAAGACTTCTGGGTCTTAATTATCGTTTTCAGCATCTCGTAACAAAGATTCTTCATTTGCGACACAAGAGAAAGCCGTTCGGTTTTCGGGAACCTGTCGAGTATCGGTAAAAGCCAATTTGCAAAGTCTTCCACCTTCTGAAAAAGTTTCAGCGACTCCACCCCATATCTAGCAGTTCCAGTTGTATTTTTAGGCGCAGACTCAATGTTTCCCTCGACAGATTCCACAGATCACCTCTTCGTAAAAACAGTTATTCAGTTTCCAGTCGCACAGGCGCGCTTACAGCGCGTCACAGGCCAGGCGGCACCCGACGCTCGTGCTCACGACCCAGGGAAAGTGGGTCAAGTAAACAGTACGGGCACCATAGTGCGCGCCCTCGTTCCAGTTGCCGCCCGCAATGAACGCAGTAAGTCCGACATTATTCGGAGCATAGATATCGCCCATTCCTGCTCCGGGAACATCCTGCCATGCCCACGAGGTACTATCCTGTCTGATGCAGTAATCCGCCTGCCACTCGTACACGTTACCAACGGCGTCGCAGATGTTTTTCGCCGAAACCGCATACGGTTTAACCGAACCACCTTCGACGTATACGCCAGAGGCATTGAGCGAGCAACCGGTCGGGTATCGGCCCGTGTTCGTGGTCTTGGTCCATCCATAATTGTCAGCGGCGTCCTCACCTTCAGGGTTACCGTAGGCGGCCTGAAGCCATTCGGCGAATCGCGGCAAACGCTTTCCAGAACGCATCGCAAGCTCATTGAAGTTGTACTGATTGCAGCCTTCCGTTCCCGTTACCGGAGTTCCGCCGAATTTGCTTTGGAGCTTGCCACCGGCTACATGTAGACCGCTCGTAGCCGACTGGAATGAAATAGCCTCGGCAGCACTCGAGAGGTAAATATCGATCCAGAAATTGGTATCGATTTTAACCATTCCTTCCGGTGAGCATATTGGGCGATTCTTGAGATCCCATACGCTGTTTTGAAGGATACCAATGGCGGTATACGTCTTCCAGGCGGTCCCGAAGAGAGTGCCGTTGTTGTCTACCGGGACGTAGTTGGAATTAACGCGCCGGATCATTCCATAGTGGAATCCACCCACCTTCCTGGAATTATCGGCGGTATATCCTGCGGGATAGGTCGAATTGAGCGAAATCTTGAAAACTCCATCCGCTCCATCGTCGCACAGGTAGACGTAATAATCGCTTCCGAACACAAACGCAGTGCCCGTATCAAGAGAGGATACGGACAGAACGATGTCGGCGTCCTTCACCTGATAAGGCTTGTACGTCCCTCCGGAATTGAGGAGGAACATAGAATCCTTCTTCACCTTAACCGTGTTCGTCGTGAAAAGAAACGGGTCAACCTTCTCCATGATCGAGGCATCAGGAGCCTTGAAATCTGCCATCCTGAATACGCTGGCCGCGCTATTGTCGTCAACGTCATTCTTGATTCTGTATAGTGCCATCTGTCATACCCCCAATTTCGTAAGCATGGTTTCGACATCCGCATCAGACAGGCCGGAAAGAGCGAACGCGGACGACGGATCCTCTTCAGATTCAAAGTCATCCGTAGTCTGCTCTTCCGCTTTCTTTTTCTTTGCGGAACCTTTTAGCACGAGACGAGTTTTCGTCCCCTGCAAAGCACGAAGACGCTCGGCGAATTCAACCTTCCCGTCCCCAGTGTCCCGGACATAGGCAAAGGCATGAAGCCAGTCGTCGCGGGTCTGAAGGTTCTGCGGAATTCCTTTCATTGTATTACTTCCTCCTAGTTGGTGAAATACGCTTTTATCGCAATGCTTTCATTCGCACCCAACAGGGACGAACCAAGCAATCCAGAACCTAATTTTTGAGCCGGTACACCTTCTTTAATGGTGCCGTTTTTGAATATGTACGTGTGTACGATTATCGAGTCAGACAGTACTTCAACCGAAGTGTTGGCAATTTCCGCGTGAGTTCCATAAAGCTGAAGGAGGAGCGCGTAGTAGACGCCTTCTGCAAGCTCGCTAATCCCAAGGTCTGAAAAGTAGAATCTTTTTGGTGACGCCGAAACGGTGAGGCTTTTTACAATCATTGAGAATTGGGTAATAATACCAAGCTGCTCCTTTGTTACCTCGTGCGGATTTTCTTTATCAGCGACATGGGCGGCGAGCGCGGTTGCTACTGACTGAACCATCGCTTTCGTAGCAATAGACGCGTCGGAATCAGCCGCAAAGTTACTCGGAACTGTAATATGAATCTCATTTTCCGCGTACTCTATGTTAAATACGGTTTTTCCGCAAATCTTGATGTACCCGGTACCGTCAGCATTAGCACCAATGCAAATCGGATTTACCAGGACACCTTCAGCAAAAGACGCCGATGACTCTACATCTCCAACAAAACCGACTTTGTTGGTTCCTGTTTTGAAAAAGGCAGCGAGAGTGTTTATTGCGGCCGCGATCTTCGCTACGGATGAAAAAACCGTTGTACTTCCGGGTACGTTTTCCGACCCGAGGGTAAAATCTGAACCAACAGGTACAACACGACCGGAAAGCTGCGCGTCCCCTGTTCCTATATCGATATTTGCCGCCTTGATGACCTTTTCCTTGTGCGATCCATCGGTATTGTGCTGCGCACGAACAAGCGCACGATTATCCGATAACAGACCGACGCTAAATGTCCTTGCCTTTTCGTTGGTCCATTCGGCGTTCTCGGCGCCGGGAAGGTCCGCTGTAACCGGACGTATGTTCGATTGCTGAACATAGGTTGATTCAGCCGGAATAAGCACTTCTGCCAGCTTTATATACCCGGCGTCGGTTGTCGGAGCTTGCGATGATCCTGCCACGCCCTGCTTAACCGAATACGAAACAATGAGCCGTTTTTTTGTTTTAACGTTCACGTATGTCTTAACGTCTGTGCTCGGATCATTAAACGCTCTCTGCTGCTCGTCGTATTCTTCGTACATGCCTTTTATTTGCAGCAGATCAATGCGATCCTGCGCGCCGGCAGCGACAAATGGTATCGGTCCGATTTTTTCCGTGTCAGCGACGCATAATTCGGCATCGCTCGAATATCCGGTAATTGGTCCGATATAAACATTCATCGACTCAACAGGGTCGGCAGTAACCGCACCCCCTATTATGAAGTCGGTATTACGCTCGACTATCAAATTCAAAAGAAGCGAAACGTTGTCAACAAGGCTATCGAACCCGTGCGTTACATCGGTTGCCTTTACAATTTCGTTTTCCTGGACAACTGCAGTTTCAATTTTCATATCCGCTCCTTATTCTCCATAATCCCGCTCGGCGAATTCAAGGTACGCCTTAATCCCGAATGGCTTTATCAAATCCAATATGTCCTGATAAATATCTCTTGCGAATCCTGCGGAAACGCCAGTAAAGAAAACCTGATCGAAATAACCTGCCTTGCTATAGTCAGGAACTTTAATCGGATCTGGGTCCGTTGTTCCGCCTGCAAGATGCATCACATCTCCAACAACCTCGCCTGAAAAGTTCACTACCACGGTGAATGTTCCATAGGCGAATTTCTCTACAAAACTCGCGTGATCAACATACCCCGATGATCCGGAAACACCGCAGAATTTCACATTAAGGCTCGATGCTGTCTTTTTGATAATAAACAACTGCTGGTCTGCCCAATCAGTGGTGCTAAACACATTTACGAATTCAGCGAGTTGCCATTCCATGGTAGAAGCATTCCAATACATACCGGCGTCGTCTGTTATTCTTAAACTACATGCGCCCTTCAGAAAGAAATGAAGAGAAAACGTGCCTGCTGCCACGGCTATGTTCTGCTGACACGTTCCGGCGCCCGCGAGATAAAGACCTTTCGCCTTTGAAAATCGCGCTACCGGAGCAAGGGTACATCCGTCGAGCGTCCAGCCTGTTTCGCCTTCAAAGTCAGAATCAAGCATCATATTCGCCGCGGTCGCCCCGGTGTTTTCTATCACGTAAATCGCAGCAGTTGGAAAATACTTCTCGAAAACATGCTTGATGTTCCATGGTGTACCGAACACCAGATCGCCGGCGCGTGCGGTAATCGCCTTGAACCGATTAACAAGAGCGGTATCGGTTTCCTCAAAATAACGCTCCATCCCGATAAAGAAATCTACCGTCTTATCAAGCATCTCGCCGGTATGATTATTTACGTTGTCATTTTGCGTATACGAATCGACATATTCTATAAGATCGTCGAATTCATTCGCGAGCGCGCCATCGCCTTCGTCATCGGAGACGATTGCCGCTACTGTTGGATCCGTAAGATTCAGACCGCCGGGAAGGTTTTTCAGAAGTTCAGAGCCCTGACCCATTAAATTGCCTCCACGATGATCATTGCGCTGCCGAAGCGAGCGATTTGATTATCACCGATGGCGATATTGTCGGACGGACTGGTTATTTTCACATCCTTTATATATGAGATTCTTCTTAACGCCAGTATGATCGTCGTGAGAACTACATCGTCCCCGATTAGAAGCCCATTTATATAGGTTTTGATCGCGTCCTCCGCGTCATATTTTGCGACTGATTCATCCGTTCTGTAGGTGCTAATCGTAACGGCGATATTTACAGGTACTATCGTCGGGGCAAGAACACGGATGTTCACCCCTGGAGCTCGCCGTCCCGTACTGGCCGCGGTCCCGAGGCCGTTAATCAGCGTCTTTACTTCTGCAATTACGACATCTGTTGCATTTCCAGTGCCATCGTCTACATACAGCGTTCCGCTGTAAATATTATCGATAGGCGGAAAATGTTCGACCGGCGAGCAGGACCGTACTGATTCAAGACCAAGTACGGCAGATTTCAGGCCGTAAAGGTTGGTCCCCTGAAGGCCCTTGATATATTCCTGGAATCGTTCAAGACGATCAGATTCCTTTTCTTCGTTGGCGCCACCCGTTGTTTTTGCAGCATTCGTTACCGAGACTACATCGCTGGTGAGTACGGAATCGATAGTGCTTATTGCTCCAATGGAGACGTTATAGTCGGTTCCTACGAGAGCAGCAACGACCGAAACAGAATCGGAGCTAAGTTCCCCTGCCGCTATCGTTCCGACAGAGGTTGTTATGAATTTCAGCTCCCCCGCCAGAATAATCGTACCGACAGGGATTTTCGTTGCATACGAATACGTCTTCGTTCGAGAGAAAACAACGGTTCCGGTAGCTTTAACCCCGTTTTTTTTCACAAAATCAAATACCGAGTACGGCAAGCCTTTAAGATAAGAATCATACCCGACGCGACATCGTATGTAGGTTAGCGCGAGTTGCCGCGCGACGGCCTCGGTAAACGATGCTACGACTGATCCATCATTGAAGTCTGTGAGCCGGTTCTGCTTTGCAATGATTGTGTTCTTCATCGAATTGTATAGTTCGTCGAAAGTCTTCGTTTCCATTTCACACTCTCCCTTTCGCGGTGTTCACGTTCCCGTTAATGTCCGTATAATCGATTTCCACATAAAGGTTATCTCCGGAACCAGAGAACCTGATATCTTCTACACCAGACACGCGCGGATCTGCCGATACAGTCATTTCTATCGACGAGATAAGGTACGAAACGCCAGCAACCGGATCTGCTACGGTATTCTTTATACCGTATGTGCTCAATCTTATCCTGGCGTCAACGCTTTCACGCAACCTCATAAGAATTGCCTGCGAAAGATTATCAGCTCCGTCAACAAGAAGGAAGTCTCCCGTTTGTGAGATTTCAATATTTCCATCTTGGTCTAGTGCTACGTCTTTTCCGTAATTATCTGCATCCTCTTTAAGCGCATAGATAAGGTTGTTCTGCACGGCTTCTGTTTGATCAAATACAGGCACAAAAATCGTTTCGCCTGGCTCAAGATCGTCAATCGATGCCACCCCGTTATACGTGGCAATATCTGCAGCCTTGTCGGCCGATCCAAGATATTTTGCCGCCACTGATTCAAACGTTGTTTCGCTCGTCACCGTAACGGGTGTATCTCCATAAACGGTCGAAACGCGACTGCACAAGAATCTGCCATTTGCATTGACAACGGGGTCGCTGTCCTTATCGGAGTCGCCGCTTCCGATCGTTATATCGGGCACACCGGACTTCCCTCCCGCGGCCACTGTTCCTGCGTCATCTTCAGCTTGACCGGCTATGCTGTTTATAGTGTCCTGGAACTCTTGAGCATTGCAATCATACTGTTCAAGAATATCTTCAGGTATTTCGTAGTTCTCTTCCGAACCTATTCGGCGACATTGAGTTGAGACATTCTCGACCGATTTGAATAGCGCCAGGGTCGAATTCTGAAAATCTAGTCCCGTCTCGAGCCCGTAAGTAACGAACCCCATCGTCACGTCGTCGTAAAGGCCAAAAGCCTCCGCAGTTATGTTGTTCATCGACTCCGCGGCATTGTTCACAAATCCATTTATTCCGTCAGTGAATGCGGACAGCGTGTCCTTGGCGCCCTGTACAAAAGAACGGGCGTCAGCGATCGCGTTTGAAACATCCTCCATCCACGACAGCGCATTGTTGAGTTTCTCCATGGCGCTATCGATCTTGTTTATCAGCTCCTCGAAATCAATGTTGAACCATTTCGGGTATTTACCTTTCTTTGGATCCTTTGGATCGACTCCCGTAAATTCAATAGTATACCGGAAAGTAAATGGCCTATCGCTCGCCCTCCGTATCTTGAAATCTCCGAGGAAAACCTGCCAGTAATTTCTAGTCGCCCGTTTCGTGGCTGTGGTACCACCAACACGTTCGATTTTCGAAAGATCGTAAAGCATCACCTTTTTTTGAAGATTATCGACTCCTGTTTTATACTTCAGAAGGAGATCACGCAGGTAGAATATCTCATCCTCTCCCGACATCCATTTATCGCTCTTCCCGGGACGGTATATTTTTTTCAGTGAGTTATTCACCGTTGATCCAGATAAGCTTATTCTTACGGCGTCGGCTCCATAATCATCGACATGAAGACCACCGAACGTCTTTGTTTCGCTTTTTCTTTGTGAGTAAGTAAAGTCTTCTGATTCAGGCGGAAGAGAAAAGGTGAATGCCTCTTCGACGCTTACCCCGTCCTTGCCGAGAAATTCGAGGAGGTAGGCTTTTTTCCAGAGATTCGTTTTCAGGTACGTTTTATTGGTAGCCACAGACGTTCTCATTTTCACCCCTATCCTGTAATTGTCACTGTTCCTGTCTCCGATGTAGCTCCGGGACCGGCGGGTGTAGAGCATTTTATCCCAGCAGCCACCAGGCCATCGGCCTGCTTTACTTCATCTATAAAATCCTGGGCGATCCCTTCCCAGAGCTCTTTTACCGCCGCTTTCGCCTCATCAGAAGCGTTGCTTGCCGTCAGCCTTGCGGCTATCTTGTCACCCAGTCTTGTGTTTGACATTGCCATAGCGTTACGTTCCTTTTGCCTGCGGTCCACTATGCGGCGCGCCCGTAAACGGGCAGACTACAATCGCGCATAGTGGTCCGGATCCAGTCGGCGGTACATTTCCCTTCATGGAAAAGTCACCGCCATTGATTTCAACATTTCCTGTCACGGTAGTTTTCGTTGCCTTCACGTTTGCATTTCCAGATACCTCAATCGAGGCGTCACCGGAAACTTTCACGTCAGACTTCGGTACGTTTATTGATATTTCACCGTCCTTAATCGTAATTACAGTGTCGAAACAGGTGATTTTCATGTCCTTGCCAGAAACCGCATCTATTTTCGTTTCATCGAACAGAGATAAGTGCAGTTCAGGATCGGAAGGCTCATAATCAAGAAGAAAGCTTGTTTTTTCATCCGGTGAAACCACCTTGGCTGTACCGTTATCATGATTATACTCGGTTTTCCAATTACCTGGAAGAACGCGCTGCCTGACCGGATCTTTCTTTTCTTTCTCGGAATCATCCTTTGCCATGAAAGCGTCTACGTGCGGTGTTTCGTAAATAGAAAAACCAGAGCATAAAACGAATGCACTATCGATTGTACCTGACGGCATCATTATGAAAACTCGAGAATCTTCAGGGGGTAGATTGCGCTCGCCAGAAACATATTTTTGTCCTTCAGTGTTAACTTTCACCCATTCTTTGCTTGATACCGGTACCGATCCGACGAAGATGCCGGTGTCGAGGTATACATCAACTGAATTTGATGTTGAGTTAACGGCCTGAACAACACCCCAACATCCATACCTATTGGTCATCGGGCTGCTGGAGCAAGCATTACGTCCAGTAGGTAATCGCTTTCCGACGGGCTTTACGTTTATTGTCACATTCATACGCTCTTCACCCCTTCAAGCTCGATAAGCGTTTTTCCAGCATTATCAATTTCCCCAATAAACACACCACTTTTTGAGTATTTCGCCCCACGATTAACAGTACAGACGATAGTCGGTGTTCCTCCGTATGCCCAGCTGTGATCCGTGGACTTGATATAAAACTGCCCCCCGATAAAACCAAGCCGCTCGCCCGCTCGAGGATTTTTTTCCGGCTTCATAAAATCGGTGGTTAATGTAATTGAGCCGGCGTGCATCTTGTCGATATTCCCATACCATTCTTTCATTCGAAGGTTTAATGCTGAAAATGCTTTAAGGATATCGTTATTACGTGTTGAATCGGTTCCAACACGTGCATAACCACGGAAGTTAACCTCGAGCGGCCTATACCCGTAAACGGCAAGTTTTTCCGAATCAATACAGACGGTTTGGTCTCCTGATTTACTTAACTGCGAAAGCGTGACATAGGCTTCCTGTGAAAGCACCGATCCCTCAAGGTACGAATAATATGCGGTATAAACCTCTTCGTCGCTTAACTCGAGATCAAAAGAGGTGAGTTTAACCGGATCGACTTCTGTAATATGCAGTCCGGTCCATTTCGCTGAAAAACTTATATCATTCAACGTAAGGTCGTCACTATCGAAAGGCGACTCACGGGCAACAATTCTACAATTTCCCGCCTTATCAACCCTTGAGAATAGTTCATATACGGGCGGAGGAAGAAGCGATTGCCAGATTCCTGTTATGATGTTTACTCCCTGTTGGTAGAATGCACTCGCGATCGGATAAGCGAAGTCAGCATCACCATCGGAGGTCTCAAGGAAATCTTCTCCTATAAAGTTTTTAACGATTTCTACAACCTTAGTGTTCCCAAGTGCAACCTCGCCATTAAGACCGCTTATTGTCATTGCTACATAATCTTCCCAAGTTTTCTGAATAAAGCTTTTCGGGTTTAAGGTCATGCCGGATAATTTCTGCGTAAGGTTTGTATTCGCGGCGTCAGCATCTTTGACGCTCATTATTCGTATGTTCATGGCAATCTGAAACCTGGTAAAAAGTCCTGCTATGGATTCACCAGAAAAGGAAGTCGTGTTCCGGACCCCCTTATCAGTTAGATTCTTCCCGACACGTTTTTTGTGTATAACTCCTACGAATGAGGGAGTTCTGTCTGAACCTTCATAAATTTTCACAACAAACATATTTCGAATTCTATCGTAGGCGGTATAGCCAGAACCGTCAGGATCTTCTTGTATTGTAAAATTAAAACTGCCTTCGATTGAGGATGTTGCTTCACTGAATGAATAAGAAATCAGACCGTTACAGATTCCCGGAGAGACATTTTCCTTTGGTGCCAAAACGACTACCGGAGATTCTGGTTTTTTATAGCTGAAAATCTCAATTTTTGGATTCGGGGCTTGCCATTCATATTCCATTATGCGCTCCCGTAAGCATCGACTACCAAGCCTCTATCGAATCTGGCCGCAAGGCCGTCCATTGACGCTACAAGCCGCCTGATTAAATCGGGAGTTAGCCCGTCGTCGTCCCCAGACGATGCTGCCCTTGATGACTCGGAATTCTGCGATGCCTTAGCGAATGTAGAGTTCTGCGCTGTATTCCAATCACTGGTAAAACTCGAATCGGCCGTATTTGCGCCAAGCTGAAAGGCTTTAGGATCGGATATCTGGAACGAAACCTTATTGTATGCCTTCATCGCCTTGTCGAGTGCATCTAGGATATATTTATCCGCTTCGGAATCTCCTGGTTTTCTATTGTTATAGGCATTAGATATAGCACTAAATCCATCACTATTGATGAATGATTTGAGACCTTCCTCGGTTGAAAATCTGTCATGGAGGCTTTTAACCATTTTTGATTCAATAGAATCGTCTCCAAGCGACGAGGGATTGTCGATTTTCTTATTCATATCTTCGAGAAGTTTTTTTGTTTGCCAATTTGTTTTATCGCTGCCAATAAGACTATCGACAGTATTGTTTATGGACGAAAGCGGCATTCCTCCCACCTTTGGAATACCGTTTGTGATAAGATTGTTCATAGCTTTTACAAATTCTTCATACGTGGATACATTGAGTGCATTGCTATTGTTTAACTGATCGCGCTCTGCAGGCGTACGTTCAGAAAGCCATTTGGCTAATGGCTCCATGGTTTTATATTCCTTGGTGTTCTTTTCTGAATCCAATCCCTTATCAATGAATCCAGCTACCTTTTTCCCCAGAGGATTCCATTCTGCGCCGGTATACATTCCATTAACAATATCAATACCCTTTCCGTACTGGCCGCCGATAAGGAAGTTCCGAATATCCTGTACAGATTTATCAATACCGCTAAACACCTCAAGTTTCATGTCCATGAATTTACTTCCAATTCGCGCCATGTTTGTTGAGATATTTTCCGTAGCAACCATAAGTCGGCTCTCATTTGAGACATACTTGGGATTTTCTTTAAGTTCGGCTATTTTTTTCGTGTATTTATCGCTCTTAAAGTCTTCGTCTGTTGCAGTCCCTAGCATGTCGTAAACCTGGGCAGCTCCGGTATAATTCAGTCCGAACATTTGTCTATACCGCTCTATTTGACCGGTGCGATTATCCCTGCCCTCGATGCCTTGTACTAAGTTTCTTTGCTCTTTCAATAGTTCAGGGCTTAATCCGGATTCCATCAGCATCATCGTATCGACGTAATCATTACCACGGGAAGAGCCGTATTTCTGGCGCCAGTCATCAACTTCGTTTTTGTCGCTATCTCCGCGGAGTGTGGTTCCCGATATTTTTGATGCAGCGCGAAATGTAAGAATGTCTGTTACAGAGGCGAGGCTTGTTGCGTTCGCTATGGAGTTTGACATCTGGCTATATCGCTGCGCGCCCTGTTCGCCCTTCCAGAGCTCATTGCCACCTGATAATTTCGATAAAAAAGAGAGATCGGAAGCTATTTCGTTGGCACCCTTAACGAACCCCTTACTGATTCCTTCCTGGAATATTCTTTCTACCGAAGTAAGAAATTCCTCAAACTGGCCCTTCTGAAGACCAGAAGCGAATGTTCCTCCGTACGCGGTTTCCAAGGAATCTTTCCCGCCGCCGTAACGCTGCATTGTTCCTTCGAACCTGGTTAGGTTTCCGCTACTGGCATTCGTAGCGCGCTGAAATCCGAGTATCTTTGCTTCTGATTCATAAACCCCGTTTTCTTTTGTCCCGCCGTATCTGGTGAGATCCATAACGGTTTGCATACCCTCTTCGGCAGAATATCCAAACTTATTGGCGCCTTCTGCTGCTCTATCGAAAGCCGCCCTTAGATTTTTAGTGTTTTCTTCTACGCTTCCGGAGGTTTTCCCCAGCATTGCGTTCATCTGCATGGCCGGTTGCATTACCTTTTCCCACTGCTGGGAAAGGGCATTCGCTCCAGCGGCAAGCCCGCCAACGACAAGTCCGCCAATTCCTACGGCTCCGAGCGCGCCTGCCATTTTATCAAGACCAGATCCTTCTTCAGCTTTCTCGCCAAAGAATCTTCCTGCATTCCTTGAAAGATTACCGGCTCCCTGTAAACCACCAATGGCGGTGCCGGCAAAATCCCCTCGGCCCATTGTATTTATGATGCCCGGGGCCTGATTTACTGTTGATACGAGCCCATTTGCAAGGGCGGCGTTTTGCCGCCCTTGCTGGGCCTGTTGAGCATGATCGGAATTTGCAATTCCTCCGGAAGCCGAGCGCAGGTCTTTCAGACCGCCGGCAAGAGAGGAAACAGTCCCCCAATCACCGGCTTCTTCGGCCTTTTTCATGGCGTCGGCCATTCCGAGGAAAGCGTCTTTCGTGGTGTTTGCTACAGATGCAACTTGACTTGCGTCAAGGGTCATCTTTATGCCGACATTCGTCATCTGCTCAACATCCTCTGTATTTCATCTTCTTTATAGCCGAGATCACGTAACTCTTCTTCGTCTACGTCGACCGACTGTTTCGACTGCCTGAAGGCATCTCTCAATTCCTCGTTTGTATAGGTCATTGCATACTCGTACAGAACATCAAGCTGCCAATCAGTCAGATCAATGTTCTTCCATTCCCTCGGTGATACCGTCAAATAATCCATTGCCCACAGCAGCTTTATCGTTTTCGCCGGTAGGTACTGGTGCAGTTTTTGGTTTCGAGGCCTTTCCAATGATTTTCTGCATTTCAGTGCGAAAAGCCGATGCCTTCTGATAGAGTTCATCATTAAACTCTTCGTCCGGCACCTCCTGGAATGAGAAATTCGGGTTTGCTTTCTTGGCCGCTTCGAACCAAGCCGGCCCGGAAACAACAATAACATCAAGGGTAGAGCAAACCATGTTCACTCTGTCAGGAAAAGCATCGAAGGCAACAGCGGAGAGGCCGTTACGATGGTATGCCATGAGCTTCCCAATCGTGATGACATCCCGCTGCTTCGGATACTTGATGACGAATTCGCCCCGGCTTGTGGCCACCTTGGTGGTGACATCTTTTCCCATTACGAGCCGACTGAAAACGTCCTCGCGTTCTCCTTCGGTAAGCTGCTCTACTTCATTCGCGCGGTCTACCTTGTCTACGATGCTGTATTCCATACTTTACCCCTCTTAGTTTTTGGAAAGTGCCCTGAACTGAACGTTTCCGCGGACATAGGTGTTTCCGTCTACCTGCTTGCCGTCGGAAGTTACGATTGCGCCGCTGAACGAATCAAGTATAACCCCGTCCTTCTTGTTGTAGAAGTCCATGTACTCGATTTTCTGGACCGCACCGGCATCCATAATCTTGGCTCTGGTGGGAAGAATATCCATGAGGCATATTTTTCCGCCGTCGCCGTACTGCTGTTCGCCGTCAAGCAGCTTTTTTGCAGGAATGAACTGTCCGATGTTTATCGTGCAGTTGTACCCCTGCGGATCGATTGAAATAGGCCCGAGGTTTCCAAGGCACACAGCATCCTGTACCTGAAAGTCCTCGTTTGCCTGATAGCTCGTCACGAACGCGACGACTTCAGCGTCTGATGCAGAGGTTCCAACGCGCACATGGCAATTGAAACCCGTTGCAATGACGCTTCCGGAAATGTTAGGTAAACCAGCCATCTACTGTTCCTCCCTTATACCGACACCGTGGTGGATTCGCCGTAAACATAGTTGTTCGCGGTGATGAAGAAGAAGTTCTGCGGAGCCGTAAGGTAACGCGAGAACGTGATGTACTTTTTATCACCTTTTACGGTGATCTTGAGCCCCCAATAGAACTCGCCGGAGTCGTTCGACTGGACGAGGCCCATTCCGGCCCATTCTGCGACGGCCTGCTTGAAGGTTTCTTCCTCTTCGCCGCCCTTGGAAATCGAAGGCTTTCCGACTCCCTGGCTGTAACGCTGGCGAAGGTCGCGGTTCATGTACAGGTCTTCGCGAACCATCGACCGCTCTACATCCTGCAGGGTTGACCCCTGGTAGGTGGTCATCGCACGAATGACCGCAAGGCGGTTGTCGTCCGTGGTTCCACCGCACAGAACGCCGGCCTTTATGAGCTTCTCTTTCTCGCTGGTACGAAGATTCTTGTAGAACGAAAGAACCTTGACGGTTTTCCAGGTAAGAGGCTCGTTGACCGATACGCATGATTCCAGGCCGAGAAGCTTGCAAGCGAAATAGCTCGCCGCGAGTGTTTCGGTATCGCCAGTAATCGGGTTGCTGGCAATGATTGCCGGATAGCAGTACGAGATGTACTTTGACCCGAACGTCTTCGCTTTCGTAATCGCCTCGTCAACGCTTTCTCCGATCGGTCCACCGAGTAACGCGGTGCGCTCCTTGCGGTTCGTAACATTGCTCATGGAAATGCAGTGATTTCCAATAAGTGCAGTAACGGCAACGTCGGTGGAAGGGGTCGAAACGATCTGGACATCCTCGGTTTCGAGTGCCTGGAGCGCGTCGTTCCATTCAGAGACGGTATAAGCACCAACCGTTCCGCCTTCGAAATACACATACCCGGTGTCGTTGTCAGGAATCAGTCGTTCCGCTCCGTTCACAAGGGCGACAGACCCTACGTAGGGGTTGTTCTCGAGAGCCTGGATGAGAGCGTACAGATTGCTTCTGAACGTGGCGGCGGCCGACAGGCTGATACCGGACGCGGCGTCAAGATCAGCCGTAAGCGCATTCGGCGTATTGTCCTGAAGAATTGCGACATAGGACGGATTGTCGTTGAACCGTGCAACGAGCTCCTCGACCGTCTCCACGTCTGCGAAATTTACGGTTATGCCGTCATCAGCCCCGGTTACCGCGACGGTAATTCCGGTAGCGGTAATGGCAGCCGTAGCGGCAGACCCGGCGCCGGTATACTGCAGAGTGAACGAATCGAGACCGATATTATCGGTTACGGTTTCGTCTCCCTTGTAGTTGGCGATCACCTTTTTCGTGTAGGTGTTCGTTCCGCTCAAGATTTTCACTTTGAGCTGGTTCGTGTGCACCCCGTAATCCCACGCCTTGATTGCGAGAATTCCGGCCGTTCCGTTCTTGAGCGTGCGCCCCGCTTGAGTGCCGGGATTTACACGCATGGCAAGAATCTTCTGCGGGGTATAATCGCCACCGGGCGTGAACGCATGAGATACAGCCTCAAGCAATTCGCCGCTCACGAGCGCATCTTTGGCCTCGGCTATCGTCGCAAACTCAAGAAGCGTCTGCGGCTTTCCTCCGGTCGATTTCCCGAGGATCACGCCGTTTCCGGCGGAAACACCGCCTGACCCTCCTCCAACGGAATTACTCCTGGAATACGAACCAGGAATATAATGTTCCGATCTCTGCCCGGCAGATTCAAATATCGCAGGACCAACACCCATAGGAACCTCCTTATTTCACCTTGCGCTCAAGAAGAGTTTTGACTGTTAAAAGCCACTCCTCTTCCGTCATCGTTTTCTTTGCATAGAGCGTCCGTACAAGATCGCCTATACCCTCTTTCTGCGGATGGATTTCGAGGAACTGATTAACCCCCATCACCCGCGCTGCCGTTGTTTCGGTTTCAGTCGATGCCTTTGACATGATTGGTTACCTCCGTAATGATGTCGTTAGATATCTCAACTATCTCGGTATCGATGATTGACTGTTCGATGAAATAATCTCCATCGAAAGAAATCTGCGCGCCGGACAGCTTTACCCCAAAATCAAGATTGTAATTATTACTTCTCTGACCCTTAATGGATTCATCGAACACGGTTAATCCATTGGCCTGATAAAGATCGTCCATTGCCGCTCGCATACCGGTTGCAACAAAGAGCCGAGTCATCTCATAGAGCTCGTTTTTTAACTGAATATTGTCTGCCCATATTTCGATTGAAATACGATCGGACCTGCGGACAGTATTGCATATTCCATATAGAAAATCACGGCCGGATATAGCTTTTTTGAGGTTTTCAACGACCTGGGCACTGACCATGTATCCAGCGCCTATCAGTAAATCGAAATCGGAAACATCAAGAGAAATAGATTGGCACTCGGTCAGCTCGATGAGTTTACTCGGTTTTGTGTCAACCTCTGTCGTTACAATAATCGCAGGAAACAACCCTTCGGTATTCAGTGCCGATCCGGATGCTTGCTGAAGTAAAAGCCGTGCAAAAGGATGCTCGTTCGTAATATTTACGCTGTAATTCTTATACAGGTCAGCAATACCCATTGAGTCGTAATACTTTTTCAGGGCTTTAACGAATTTCTGTTCAAGTATGAGCCCCCGGTTTAAGTAAAAAATCATATTCCGAAATCCTCCCGGGTGCCGCGTTCAAGCATCGCGGCTACCGCTTCATTCGTTTGAGATACGACTCCGGCGGTAACATGGCGAGCCGGTGTTGCGGGTTTAATCCAGCTGTCCGCGGGAGAATCAGCAGAGATCACTCGAAAGGTAAAGTATCCTCCCTTGTTTGACATTTTTACCATTCCCTCGGCGTCGCCAAATTCATTTCCCGTAACGCTATCTAGCCTGTCTCCCCACTTGTATTCACGCCTTTGTATGCCATCTCCCCAAAAGTTATCTTCAAGATGAGTCTCTTTCTTAACAACAGAAGCGGAAAAATCCTTATTCTTGACGATCTGAAAAACAGACTCCGGCATTATATTTCTGAATGACCCTGAATTTGGGGTCCCCCATCGGAATGGAATTATCAAATACGGGACATACTTATATCCACCGCCCTTCAGCTTCTTTTTTGCTACCCTTCCTTTTTCCCCGTATGGATGCGTTAGCTTCATGTCGACCTGCGGTGTTCCATTTTCCATCCAATCAGCTATCTCGGAATCACTTGCGATCTCATAATCAAAAGGTCCTATTTTCTTTATCTTGATGCTGCTGGCATATTTTCCTGACGGAGACTTCATTGGTGTTACACCTGGAAGAGATCCTCCCATTGCGTATCCCTGCCAAGTTTTCTTCACCAATCCGGCTGCTCTTTCCATCTCTGCAGCCGTCGACGGCATCCCGTCGGCCATTTCTGATAAAGTTCCAACCAGGCGCTGCAGGACATCATTATCGAGGGTTATCTGCATCTTAGTCATTCTGATTGATCCTCCTACCTTCCTTGAAAGCAGCAAAGAGTTTCAGAACAGCACGCCTTGGCATCCGCTGATCCTCGCTGGTTCGAAGGCTCGGCAGATTTTTTATTATCGTGTATGTAGGCAATGCCTTGTAGAGAATCGAATAGGCTGTTTCAGCCGCCGGCGGATTCGTGATCCATACAACCTTATTTGTCCCGGCAAGAATAAAATCGATTTCGGGATAATACTCCTTTACCGTAGTAAATATGCGCTCTATCGATTCGACGAAAAAGGCACTGATGGTATCTTCCGCCCCTTCTTTTCTGATCAGAACCTCTTTTGCAAGAGTGCTTCCTGACAGGACGGTAATTACGTCTCCCTCTCCTATGTCGCAGCAGTAAGGAGCCGTTAAGACAGCATCGCCACCCGCCGTTTCGATCATCTTTGATTCAACGTCGTTAAAGCCCTGGGAAAGAATTACAAATTTATTCGGCTCTAACCATTTCACGTCGGTTGCCTTCAGGGATCCTTTTTGAACAATTTCAGCACCGGTTAACGAATCTGTCAGCCTAAGCCGAACCATATCCATTCGATATTCAAGAACCTCGAATTCCTTTTCGTCGTCCTTCACCGTGCATGACAGAATATCGCCCGGAGCAGTATATACGACGGATTGGATCGTAGAGGATTCAGAACGGCACCCTGGTACCCGAAAGAAACCGCCTCCCAAGGAAACGAGCGCAACGGAATCGATCTTATTTTCCCTGGAATACGATGTTTCGACGGCAACATAATCGTCCGCCCCGGTCGCCTTTTCTCCGAATTTGAGATACCTCCCGTATTTCGTGAAAGGTATTGAAACCCCGTTGTAATAAACAGCTTTAACGTCTCCATCCGAGCGCTCGGATAGAACAACTGCACCGTCTTTGTCCACGGGTAGCGTGTTTATTCTTCGTTCTTCCTTTTGGTGGCTGTAAATAATCCCAGTTCCGCCACAAAGAGGGCATCGAATATCAGGTTGATTCCCGTCGCCGGTTACACACGAGCATTTCATTGACGTTCTCCATCGGACATATTGCCCATGGCGTTCAATCAGCGCTTCATAGTTTTCCTTTCCGAGCTTGAGTTTTACGGGTGAATCAAAACCGAGGCCGTATGTCATACCGCGATCTCCTCGTGCAGGAAAGGTCTTGCTTCGTTCCCGATTCTTACAACCGGGAAGCCCCTCTTTGAAAAACCTTCAACGACTCCGATCTTTTTTCCGACGCTCACCGAAACTCCTTTCTTGAGCTTGAGCATGGCGTTTTTCCGGGTGCTGATAGATGAAACAAGGCGATCTGTTTTCTCGTTGTACTCTTTCTGCAAATCGCTTGCCTGTTCTGGCTTATCGGCCATAAGTTTGAGGTACCATGCTGTTTGAAAATCAGCTTCGATGTCCTTGTCCCGCGTGTCACGGTCGAATTTATAGTTCTGGTATTTCGTTTCAATGCGCTGCGCAAGCGCCGGATCATACATCGCGAATTTGGATACCAGCGGCTTGATCTGATAATCTACCGAACCCCGGTCAAGGTGATCGAAATACCCACGGTTATCACTCCGCTGTTTCATATCGTCGTTGGAAAATAAATCAACCTGCCCTTTGTTTTTGCCACTGTTTCGATCTTCCGGGGATACCCAATAAGTCATCTCGCGCCCATCGGCGCGAACCTTTTTTTCAGGTATGAGTTTCCCATAGTCTTTCGCTTTCAGAAGAAGTACTGGCGCGTTCATGAGGCACGCTCCATGAACTCTTTATCCGTCATGGTACCTTTATGGAGGTTGCACGACGGGCAGCTTATCGCGAGGTTATTCTTTTCGTTTTTCCCGCCACGGATAAGAGGAATCTTGTGCTCAAGGTGGTATTTTTCTTGAATTGGGTCTTTGCAGTAAACGCATGTGAGGGCGCCGTACAGCACAATATTCTCGCTCTCGACTTCCTGTACTACTTTTGAAGAGAGTCTACCGGCGTTTCGTTCGAGAACACGCCTGTTGGCACTTTTCTGTTTGGTGTGACGCCTACCCTTTTCGGTTTTATACCAGTTTTTTACGAGCTGGGAGTGATGCTCCTTATGCCTCTCAACCCAGTCTTTTTGTCCGGCTTTTACTTTTTCCGGATTCTGTATAGCCCAACCAGAACGATATCCGTCATATCGTTTTTTGGTTTCGGGGTCACTCATATATTTCGCCCATCTTTTTTTATAGATATCAGGATCTGCGGTGTATTCTCTCTTACGTTTTTCGTTTCTACATTTAACGCAATTTTCAGTATATCCATCGAGTGTTTGTTTACTTTTATAGAAATTGCAAATTGGTAAAACCTGTTTGCAGGAACAGCACCTTTTCTCCGTTATTTCAGGCTTTTCCATTTGCTTTACAGTATGAATATACTCTTTGTGCCTAATACTCGCGCAAGAACGGCAGACGGTGTTTCTTCCATCTTTATTGGCAATATTCTTGGTGAATTCCTCGATAGGCTTTTCAACACCACATTTCCCGCAAACCTTACTCGCGGGAACGTCTTTCTTTATCTTGAGACAGTCCTTGCACGGCTGACGTATTCCGCATCTGTTGCGCGAGTCAGAGAAAAATGCAAACTTTTCTTTTTCAGCTCCACAGCACGTACACACTGCCATCAGATACTTCCTATGGTTATGTTTCCGAACTTACTTCTATTCTCTTTGAGATAGGTCTGTATATCTTCCAGATATACTTTAATTCTTGCACCATACATTGCCGACGTCGCGCTTTGTGTGGAGCTAAATGATTCCGATACCCCGTCCAACGACAACGAACTTGAAGAGAATCCCGAAAGCAGTCCGTCGCCGATTATGTTCAGGAGCTTGCAGGCGGCCGCCTTCCCGATAATATCCCGGAGGTCCGCGGGAACCATTCCGGAATTCTCGTATCCAGCTGTATAGTCAATTTTGTACCCATGAGGATAGTCGCCATTGCGGTAGCTCACGCCAACCGCCATCGCGGCCGGAATGATGCGGATTTCTCCCGTGGCTCCGGCCCTCGGGAAAAAGCTGATAACGCCCTTTCGATGGTCGATTCTTGCCCACGATTCAAGGTCGATAATTTTCTGATCTGCCATTCCGTACAGTATGAAACTTTCGATCGATAAAATCGGCCGCTTCCGGAGCACAATACGCCCGGCGCGCTGCCATTTGTCATGGCGATACGTGTACGGGTCTTCTGCTTCGTCGTAATCGACCCCTATCTTCCCTTCTTTCGGCTGGCACTTTATTACGGTTTTTGTGATCGTTATTTTCAGAGCCCGGGCGATCTCGCTGACCGCGGACTGTATTTTCGCTTTTATTTGAGCATCGGAGAAGGTGTCTCCATTCGATGCTTTGAAATCGATACCCCAAAGATAGGTATACCGAAGATCGTCGGGGGTAAGGATATCTCCGAACCCGCCATCGGGGGCAGCATAATTGCCAAAAGTCCACCCGGTTTTCTCGGTGCCAATTCTTGACCAGTCGGAATAGGCATAATCAGAAAGAATGGTCGTCATTATTGCGTAGCGGTACTGGTAAATTCCTGCTTCAAGATCATAGTCCGTAAACCTCACCGAAGGGACCAGCATTGCCGTTCCGCCATCGGTAAAAGACGTGCCGTCCCAGATCAGCCAATTTCCGCTCTCGCGCTTGCGTTCTATGCGGAATCCGACAAAGCCGGTAGTCCCGGCGGCGGATTCGATAGTGAGAAGAATATCAGTATTGATTGAGACGGCACTTATTTTCATGGTCAAACCTTCTCGTATCCGGGCACTTTCAGGAGCTGCTCGAGATCATCGGAGTCGGGTGTTGCAAGGCCGTCCGCGTCGAATTCAACGGGCTTCCCTGTGACAGCATAGACCGATTTCCCAGCCATTGCCACGTTGCGCACCTGTCCTGTTTTCTCGGATCCTTCGCCCTTGTTCTGAACAGTAGTGTCAGAAGATGCCTTCTGGGCATTGGCGGTTTCGACAGGTTCCGTCGTAGGGATATCGCCGACAGAGACCTTCTCGGCGGATTCACTGGCCGGCGGATTCTCATCAAGCTCGGAGGTATCCTCGGTAGATTCACTGGCCGCCGGCTGACTCTCGTCAGGTCTTGCGGTATCGACGGGTTCGGTTGTTTCAGCGTCAGTTTTTTTTGCTTTTGCCATTTACGTGCTCCTTGATCAGAGGGGGTCGACGTTGGCCGAAGTGACTACGTTTGTAGTATCGGCCACCGTATGAGTTCCAGCACAATGAGCATTGTGATCTGCCTTCAATTCATTAATCAGCGTAAATGCTGCCGCAAGCTGATCTGCAAGTTTCTTAAGCGCCGGGCAGGCGCCTTTCAAATCGTCTTTCTTCATGGGCATACAACCTCTTCCATAAAAGGAATACCCCCGGCCTTTCGGCCAGGGGCAAGCGGATTAGTTCAAGAACCCGTCGTTGGTGTATCCGATGTTCTTGACAACACCGTGATACCACGGGACCTTGACGTCCGGAGTACCGAAGAGAACGATCAGGAACGGGGTTACCGCGGCCCTGGTCGGGTACAGATCGAACTTCATCAGAGGAAGGAACTGGTCGAACTGCGCACTCGGCTCGATTGCATCGTGCGAGAGGTACAGAATCGAACCGGTACCAGGAAGATCGTCCTGCTGATCAAGGTGAGTCTTGGTTGCGGCAGATCCGATACCAATACGAACCATCTCGCGCATATCGGTTCCGGATCCATCCTTCTTCGATCGGGTGATGATGTATCCGGACCCCTTTATTGTGCCGGGAGTGATCACGATCTTCACTTCCTGTCCGGCCGCTACGGCAACGGATGCGGCAGCAGCTCCCTCGGAAATACCGTATGCGTTTATCGCGTGGACGGCGTAAAAGTACGTTCCGGCTTCTGCGGTAACGAATCCAGGGCCACCGCCGGCAGTAAGGGTCTGTGCGGTAAGAGCAAAGGTAGGCGCAGAGGGGCGTTTATTCGCATCACCGCTCGCGGAAATCTTTCCTTTGACGTGGAACATCTTGTCGGGTCCGGCTTCTTTACCAGCAATCTTGATGTCGCCGGAGAAGGTAGTCGGGTACTCGAGAACCACGCGGCCGCCCTTGGTGTCATTTTCTCCAAATCGAAGGCGATCCCTGGCGAGTTTCTGGAAGTCGGACGCGATAACGGACGGCATAAACGCATGAGAGAGGCTTCCGCCGTTGTCAAACACCATCTGCGCGATGTTGTTGATGGATTCCTCGCCAGCCGCGTCGCTCATCTTCGCGCCACGAAGGTCTACGAGGTTGCGACGCGATGCGTTTGACACAACCTGCTTGAGCACGCTGTCAAACTGCTGCGGTACGACCTCGCTGTCGGCCTGGAACATACCGAACTCAAGTCCTTTGAGAACGGTGAGGGTTCCTGCCAGCTTTTCAGACGCCATCGCGTCTTCGAGGGTTTTTGCCACCTGCATCTGCAGCGTTACCTCGCGGTAGGTCTGCATGAACTTCATGGGCTTGGTTACGCGCTCGATCGCCTGATCGGTGTCCCCGGCCTCACCGCCCTCGTCGGCGAAGATATTCATGTGCTCGCCGGCGTCGTTACGACGGGTGTACTCATGAACGGTCGAGCCGACTTTCTGGGTTTTGAGGAGATTGGTCAGCTTGAAGTCTTCCTGCTTCGCGGCCATAGCATTGACCATGCTCATCTCGATATCCTCGGGCATGAGCGCACGGCCACCGGTAAACTGCGAGGAATCGGTTCCGGATCCAGCGGAGAGGGCTTTCTGGAGCTCTCCTTCGCTTACGGTTCCGAATACCGTGTCGCCAGCCCTTGTCGGGTTAAGGAAATCACTCATTGGTGTCTCCCTCCTTTTTTATTTGAGCAGCTGAATCTGTTCAGCTGACAGCGGGAGCGACTTGTTGAGGCGTTCTTCGATAGCGCCCGCCTGCACAAGGTCCATTTTTCCGGATGCGATAAGCTCCTGGGATTTCTTCAGGACTTCGGAACGGGTCATAACGACATCCTTGTCCTTGTCCTTGAAGCGAATCTGGGAATTCACGATGGCCTGACGCGGAGCGGGGGTGTCACCGATGGACTTCACCATCTGGGCGGTCGCCAAGATTGCACCGCCCATGCTTTTCTGCAGAGAAACCATGCCGTTGACCTGCCGCTCGATCGCGGCCATTCTGTTGGAAATGCTCTTGGTGAGAGTGTCGAGGAACGGGGCGACATCGAGGAAATCCCCGGCGTTTTCGCGTACATCGTCATAAAGGGACTTTTCGAGGGTTTTATCCTTCGATTTGTCTTTCTTTCCGGCGGGCTCACCCTCGCCGTTTTCGTCTTCCACGCCTTCGCCTTCGTCATTTTCGCCGGCACCGGTTTCGGGGTCTGCGGAAAGACTCTGTTCGGGCGGGAAGTCGTTCATTCCTTCGCGGGCGGCTTCTTTGGGTTTCGCCTTAAGTGACTTTTCGAGAGACGCGGTCGTCTCGTCAAAAGCCTTCAACAGATTTGCGTCCATTGATACTTCCTCCTTCATCTTGTCTTTGTTTGCTATGATATTCCGCAGAATGTTGTCCGCCTCTTCAGGCGAACACCCGCGGTTTTTCAAGAATTGTTTTATGTCGTCCTCGTCCTTGAAGTCTTTATAGGCCATACCCATCACGACGGCGTATTGATCGGGCTTTCGGTCATGTTCGACATCCTGCAGAATCATGGCACGGCCGCCGGTCATAGCCGACGAATCGGTACCAAGGCCGGCCTGCAACGACTTCACGAAGGCGGCACCGGACAGCGCAACCGGGTCAAGGGTTTGGTTTACCGGCTTGAAGGTAATAGCGATCTCGTCCCAGAGAACGGCCACGACGGCTTCGATCATCTTTCCGAGCTTCTGGCTGTAGGTTTTTTCCACTTGCGGCATTTTACCGCCAACGGATATATGAAGCGTTTTTGCGCCGGCTTTCAGTTTCTTGATGATTTCCTGGGCTGACTCAACGGTTGAATAAAGCTTTCCTTTGACGAAAGTTCGATTTCCTTTGGTTCGCACTTCGAGCGGTTCCCCGATGATGTATTTCTCGGGATTCCAGTGCGGGTCAAGCGGATCAGGCTTGAGGTGCTTGTGGTCGTATGACACAACCCCGTTCGCGAGGAAGTAGTCTTTCGATGCAATGAGCGCTTCCTGCAGAACTACCTGGCCATCAAAGTCAAGATTCTCATTGGACGCTTCTGCCTCGAAGATGACATTCCCGCTTTCATCGGTTTCGATCGATTTTGACAATCGGAGTTCAAGGTATATACGATCCTGATTTACCATTTCGCCCTCATTCGCGGAAAATAAAAAAAGGCCGCACGCCCCGAAGGGAATGCGGCCTTATTCTTCAATAAGCACCACTTAAATGGTTTGGTATGAATGTTACAGTATTCTACATACGGATTTGGATTCCTGTCAACCGCCCGCGGCCTTTTTACCGCGTTGCAAGGCCATATACGCGGCTCTCGCGGCTTCATCGCCGCCCGCGGCCCGCCGCCGAAGGATTTCGATACGCGCTTGCGTACCCGTGAACGCGTGGCGCTTTCCGAAGGCTATTTCCTGATTCTTCTTTTGCGCTTCGTTCCGGCGAAGATTCACTCGGGCCATAAGGCTATATATTTCATCACGCTTGTCGTTCATGCTGCGCTCCTTGCCGGTTCGTTTTCATTTCCATTGTTATACCTTTCTTGGCGCGCATTCGCAATATGCGACGCAAGGCCGGTATCGTCAAGAACTCCCGGATCTTCTTCGAAAATGCTGCCAAGGGCTTTCTTCCGTTGAATACGATCCCATTTCGTTGCCTCGTGCTCTGTATCAGAAACAATGTCGTGATAATCGATTTCCGAATGAGCCTGACCCATACGGTCTATTCTTCCCTCGCGCTGGGTCTTCACCCATGCTGTTTGCGGAAGATCGAAATTCATGAGGTACCCGGCGTTCTGCAGATTAAGGCCTGTCGCGCCGGCATCCGAGCACAGAATAACGTCGTATATTCGTTCTGCCGGATTCGGTGGATTGAATCCCACCTTCACTTTTTCTTTGTCCTGCCCGGTCATGGCTCCTTGGATTATTCCTACGCGCATACCCTTCGCCTCCATGGCCGCTCGAAGATTATCGACGGTCTGGATATTATGCGCAAAGATAACACCGGGCTTCAGGTCACCAACCTTGCTTGCTGTCTTCTCGTTCGGCGATTCATATCTCTTTGTGTCAATGATATCCATAGTCCGCTTTATTTTCGCGTTGTCGTGCCAATCGAACTGATTTACCACTCGATTCAGGGCTTCTTCTTTGATGGTACCAACAGACTCTTGCAGGTTTTTTGCTATTCCTTCGTATTCGTCCTCGGATTTTCCCTTGAATGAATTCGGTGAAAGATACTGCATTGCTTCGATATCAACCGACCCGGCCCGGGACGCTTTACTGGCACGCCGAAACATTTCCCCTACCTTGTCGTAGGCTTCCTTCTGCCGCCCTTCAAGTGAAATCATCTCTTTGTGAAAGTTTTTCTTCACGCCGGTAACCGTAGGGCTCGCGTAATTATACCGATTAATGAGCCTCTGAAGAGACCGACGGTTGAATTGGGTATCAACGCCGTAACGCTTCATGAACTCATTACGATCCGTGAAGCGATCAGGTGCTACCTTGTGCAGCATATCGAACGCCTCCGATGCGTCATTTTTCACCGGGGTTGCCGTCTGGGCCATGTAATATTCGCAATTCTGGTTAAGGGCATCCATGACGTTCGATAGCGTGGTATCAGGCTTGCCTTCCCGATTTGTTATGTAATGGGCCTCGTCCGTTGTCATCATGTCGAATTTAACGCCTTCTTTGGCAAGCGTGTCTCCAAGCATCTTCTTTCGTTCCGGCTCCGTAAGGCCGTTGAAATGTTCTTTCATGGCTTCAGCGTCCATACTGTTGTTTTTAGCCATAAGGTAAATCATATCGTCTCGAAGGGACTGATGCGTGAATATACACATATCGTTATTCCCGTCTTTCATTGCCTGGATACGATGATCGCGGTCCAGGGTGGGATCTGACTTGATCTGGTATTTTCCGGGAACGCAGAAAGTGTTTACTTCATTGCCGAACTGCGAAAGAACTACCGACGGTACCGCGAACACCGCACGTTTTGCCTTCCCTTGCGCCTTGAGGTCCGTGAAGGCCCCAATCGATATGATCGTCTTGCCTTTCCCGGTTCCAAAGGTGAGGTTCATGCGCTTTGATGCTTCGAGCATTTTGATAGATCGCTCACGAGTTCCGGCCGCGGTCATGGTGTTGACCTTGAATTTCTGCCCACGAAGCTGGTTTCTTGAAAGTTGCGGTATCATACTCGCGAGCTGCCCTTGGGCACGCTTTCCCAAGGAAACTATTTCAGTACCGTCATTCTGTTTGAGATCAGCAGGGTCGGAAAACATATCGACCTGTTTTGCCTCCTCGGCCTTTTTCTGCGATTCATATTCCTTAAATTTGTCTTTCCACGATCCCGAGGAGAATCGTCCATTATTGCGATTTGCCAGGGAGCCGCCGGCCTCCCCCATCTCGCGCTTAAACCGGTCAGTATACGAATCACGAACATCCTTATGGAGCATCCCGAGTACATGATCGTCTGCGTTCCTGATTTTTTCGGTTCGTGTTTGCGGCTTCTTTCCGGTAAGTTTCGTGTAGTGCTTTAGGAATCGCTCGGTATAGTCTCCCTTTATCCGGTCGATTACCGCCTCTTGTGCGTGAGAAACGTCACCGTGCATCCGCACGTACTCGCCCCACGGGCTTTTTTCTTGTCGAGTCTCGCCGGCTGCATACTGATCAGCTGTATACCCGGCCATGTTCTTCAGGAAATGATCCCGCATTTGCGACTTAAACATCTCGTCAAGCTTTCCGGGCAATGCCGCTTCGAGCTTTGCAACCTCTTTTTCGGCGTCTTTCGCATCGGTCACGAGCGAAGGGTCTCGGAGGCTGTCGATCTCGTCAAACAGTTCCGCCGCACCGTCTACGTTCGCCCTGTATGTTGAATAATCGCCGGGCACAACGCGCGCGAGCTTCGGAATGTCCTTTTCTCCAAACATATCCTCTGTCGAGTAGTTCTGAATCAGATCAGCTTTGATATTTTCGTACGCGGCGTCCTCTGACCCTCCGTTTTGGCCCTTGACGTATTTCTGCCATGCCGCGGCGCGAGATATCCCTTTTTCACCAGTTGAGAGTCCCTGGCTGGCCGTGTCTGCCGCCATGCTTCCTGCGTATATGTTCTTTTCCCAATATCGCCGTAGGTCTGTCTGTTCAGCGGGCGAGAGGTCTCCGATGTCCTTGAATGCGAAGCAACCTTCCGGAAGCTCTCCGAGCGCGCGGTGAGCCGCCTCCTCGGTGCGCTTGATCGACAGGGCGTCATCGCCAAGCGATTGGTTATCAATGCCGCCCTCGGGCATTGACGTATCCGGACCCGGATCCTGATAGTCGGGAGCATTCCGGTCAACGAGCCCGGCCGGCATCCACCCGGGCTCGTCGCGGAGGCCCGCCTTGATCGCGTCGATCTCATTTTCGAGACGGATTTCCTCGGCGTCGACCGGGTGGATCATCTTGTCCATGCCGGTAATCGTGGCAACCTTCTGCCCGTTCCCGAGCACCTGAATATCATAATCGCCCTTGTCCAGCCCGAGCGCGCGCATACGGATTATCGCTTCCTCGTTCGATATGTCGCCCATGCTCACCTCGAGGCTTTCCGGGTCTTTCGTCCCTTTCAGCTCGAGCACCATGGCGGCGGAAGATTCAAGGCTTCCGAGAGTCTGTCCGAGAATCCTATTCGCTTCATCAAGATACCCCAGGCGATCGCTGTTGAGCTCTGCCAGCACGGCAATATCATCAGGTTTAGCCTCAATTTCTGCCTTCAGCCCCTCGGCTTTCGCTATCAGGTCCTTTGCGCTATTGATCGCGTCGGAGGCCAAGGTTTCATTCATAGCTTCGTGATATTTCTCCATCCCCGCGGCAAAATCGGCATAATCCTCCGGGGATAGGCTCCGTCGGGCGGTCATGGCAAGCAGTTTCGCACTGGCGCCGACGCCCAGGATATCAACCGTATCGCGGTCAAGACCCTCATTTTTGAGAGCGGACAGCGCTATCGAGTTGAATCCGGCGTAGTTTCCGTTCGCGATCCACTTCTCTACTCCGCCGGGATTCTTGTCGATCGCGTCGAGAAGCGAAGAATGGATCGCCGCCTGCCGTTCGGTTTTTACCCGTTCGCCCTCGTCGGCAAGATCCTTGTCGAGCAATTCAGTATAGTCGAGCTTCACCCCGTTGCCGTAGGTAAGGTCCTCAACCGACGCCTCGGCTTCGTCCGCCGTCCCGTCAAGGTTGATTTGCTTTTCCTTTCCAGAATCATCCCCATCAAGCTCGTTCAGTTTCGCCTTGAGTTCGAGATACTTCTTGAGGATTTCAGCCTGCTCGTCTATCTCAGTTATCGGCCTTGTAGGGAGGTCTTCTTTGGTATAGTTGTCGTTCTTGATCTGGTTTATGAACTTGTTCGACTCAATCCCGCCCTTTATCATGTTCGCAAGCCCGGGGTTGTCCTGGGAGATTTCCTTTATCCTTTTATCGAAAAGCTCTGCCTTTTCGTTCGCAAGCGTCTCGGGGTCAAGGCTTCCTTTTTTCTCGGCGCTTTCCCTATACCCGGTCACGAATCCTTTTCCTTTCGATCCGTTCTCTGTACGGATAAGACCGTCGGCCTGGACCTTTTCGCCTATGGCCGCCTCTACCTGCTCGCGCACATCCCTGTCGGCTATCAATCCACGCTGGATTTGCTTGACGGTCTCTTTTGCGGCCGTCAGGACATTTCCGCGCTGACTCTTCAAGGCTCGGTCTCGTGCCTTGATGGTTGCATCGAGCTCACGCTCAATTATTTTGGTCTCGGCGCCGTCGTCTGTATCTTCAAGCTTCGCGCGTAATTTCTGTATTTCGTCGTCAAAGTCCTCGCCGATGTTCGCCGGCTCCCAGTGGAATTTGGACGCCATGAAGTCGTTGAATTCGTCGATCGCCTGCGCGCGCTGCGCTTTCTTTTCACTTTCAGCGGCCACGGCCGCTTGCTTCTGTGCCTTTTGGTCTGCTTTCACCTGGGTGCGCTGCTCTTTCGTCATGGCGGCCATTTCCTGCTGCTTGCGGAGTTTTTCTTCAGCCTGCTTGACCTTTTTCTCCTCCCGACGCTGGTCCTGAACCTTCTGGTATTCGTCTTTGCTTTTGATCTTGTTGAGTTTTAGCCCGTTCAGCTTACCTCCCGCGCCGGCGATGACGTGTGCCGTTCCTTTATCCCCTCCCTCCTGGATGAGAAGGGGGGTTCCTTCTGCGCTAGGACCATTCGGGTGAACGGTTATCCAACGAGAGCCAGACGGCAGCGCTGCGGCCTTCTTTGCCTTCGGCGTGGCGGGCATGTTCGGAGATTCCGATTTCTGCAAGCGAATATACTCGTTCGCCAGGCGCAACGACTTTTGCATTGCAAGCGTTTCACGGATCGAAAGCTCGGTATACTCTCCCGGCTCGACGTTCAGCACGCCGGTGCTCTTGAGCAATTCCAGGTCTCTGTCGGTGTAAATATAGCCTTCGATTCTTGAAAACATGGCAAAGCCTCCTTGCGGCATTATTTATTGACTATTATTTGACGATGAGTTATTTTTGGGTTATGGGAAGAAAAAGCACAGGCGGACACGTAAGATTTCTTGGTGGAAAAACTCAATATCGAATTATCCGTGTTAATGGCAAACAATGTCTTGAGCATCGTGTAGTTATGGAAGGAATTCTGGGTAGAAAACTTGCTCCTTCTGAAATCGTACATCATAAGGATGGAAACGGGCTTAACAACAGTCCGGATAACCTTGAGCTTTTTGCTTCGCAGGGAATACACCGAATAGAACATTCTGGTCCGTTTCACTGGAATCTTGACGAGGCTATAAAAATGCGCGGAGAAGGCGCAACGATCAGGGCTGTTGCCAAACATTTTTGCGTTACCGAATCGGCTATAAACAAGGCGCTGAAACGACGCGGTTATTCTACCAATACTCCCCGAAAACTTAGATTTGATAGAGCCTTTGCGATAAACGCTTTTCACCAAGATTTGCCGGTATCCCATATAGCGAAGCTTCTTGGCGTAGCAGCACCAAGTATTAAAAAAGCTCTGGAAAAAACGGGAGACATTACTCCTAAACATTCGTCTTGATCCCCACAACAAGCCTTTTCCCGTAATTTTTCTTCTGGAAGGCGGTCTGTTTGAACTTGTCTATATCCGTTTCGTTCATTGACCCGAAGAATCCTTTCTTATCGTACTGTTTCAAATAAAGCTCCTTTGCCTCTTCGGGTGAGTTAAATCCTAACATTACCTTCTGTTCATCGAATGTCCCCGTGGCAGGGTCATTTTGATTGATGATAAACACCCGTGTTGAGCTCTTGTCCGGTCCAATATACACATCAACATGATCACCATCTACGCCGACAGAGTTTCTAACATACCCATAATCGGCGTGCATATTGGTCGCCCATTTATGGCCGTCCTTGTCGACTCCCCGCCTGGTGCTGCCCTTCTTGTTTTCTATCGAGACTTGCATACCCTGGAATTTCATCCGCCCCTGCAGCTTCCAGCCGGAAAAAGTAAGCGACTTCGATATAACCGGAGTTTTCGGGTCGAACGCCCCGTTGTTTCCTGTTGCCGATTTGATCTGCTGTGGTTCAAAAGCGATGTATTCTTTTATATTTGTGCCTTCATAGCTTACTAATCCATCAAATCCTTGATCTTTATTCATTATCATTTTTGTTTCTGATAAGAAAAATGAATCTTCTATCGTTACCTTCTTGGGTTTTCTGATATTTATGAATACGCTAACCACATGAGGTGTCCCTGTTCGACCATAAGCTACATGTTTCGGAGCTTTTGCATATTTCAGTGCTTCTTTTCTATTTGTTGTAAAGTAAAAACCAGAATATCCATTCTTTCCCTGATTACTGAACTTGTCAAATTCTACCGGCGTCCCGTGAAACACCATCATAGGTTCCCCGTTTTCATCGACTACTTTTGATGCGTTTTCCGGATCGTTTTCCCAGTCGCCAAACCACTCCTTAAATGCCCGGGTGCGGCATTGATGCCATTGAGCCGGGGAAAGATTCGACGGCTTGCCATTGGGCGCAAGGAGGACCCCCTGGGGCAGCGCTATGCCGAGTTTTCCTTGTCGGCTGTCGTCGCCGGCCGGCCCCGCCGCTTGCGCGCGGTTCGCCCCGGGCCGTACCCATACCGCCATATTGAACGATTGGCCGTTGCGGGTTACATGACGCGTTTCCCGGACGAGTCCGGCCGACCGCTGCGCCTTTTCGAGCTGGATTATCATGTTCACCATTGCACCGCCTTCAGCATTTCGTCGTTTTCCTGGAAAAATCGGTCAATGAGCGGCTGAACCTTTTCGGCAAACACTGCTTGACGAGGATGATTGCCGGCGCTGTTCCATTCCTTCTGGTACTCTTCTACCGTATCGGTCTTCGTCGCGAAATACTGCTCAAGAGCCCGCGCAAAGCACTCGCACGTCCTGTTCTGGTAGTCGCTCTTCTGTGGCCGATCCATGTTTTCACGGAATGACCGGGCAATGCTTCCAGGCAAGGACGCCCAATCATCGGAGGCATAGGTATGCCGATCGCCGATCGAGCCGAGGTAGTTATCCATGAAATGAGCCCATTCATGGGCAAGCGTGAAGCCAAAACCCTTGTCGCCGTATTTCGCCGTAACGCCTATCGCGTGATAGTACGGAAAATAAATACCGCTTGCGTTCCGCGCGTGCTGCAGGACCTTCCCGGAATGGCTTATTTTCAGGCCGAATTTCCGGGCCATGCTCGACCGGTTCCCATAAATATCATAGAGCGTGTCGAGCGCTTCCTTGATCTGGTTCACTTCCGGTACAGATATTGGATCGCCATTCTGCCGTTTAACCAACACGCCGTATTCATCGAATAGGTCTTTTCGGGTTCCCTTGTCGCCGTAGGCGGTAGACCGGCCCTTCCCATGCGTTGATATATCCTCTTCCATCTGGATGTTCAGGTCTGCCAGCTTTTGTTTCATATCAGCAATCGCATCCCTTACAGGGATCCAGCTCGCCCCTTTCGAAAATCGCTCACTTGAGGCGTTCAGGACGGCGTGCGTGGCTTTATTTTCCGACAACATGCGGATTGACGGCTTCCGGACGCGGCGCCCGGGGTTTCTTTCAACCAGATCGTCATAGGCTTTCTGTGCTCTCGCCTTCGCACGCTTCATATAATAATCCTGCATGACTGCAAGCAAGTCGGCATTTACCCGATACGAATCACCGACTCTGGCAAGCACGATGTAGTCGTTCTCTTTTACCTTCAGAGCCTCTATCCGGTTTCCCGCGGAGGAGAACGATTCGTCTGACAGGCGCGGCATCCATTCAGGCCTTTCTCTCTCCATTATTCCTTTTGCGGGAATGAGTCCGATCTTCAGCGGAACAACGTCGCGATAGTCCATGTAGGCATGGCCGCTCTCTTTGAGATAGGCGGGTTTGAATTCGTATTTCTCCGGTGGCGCCTCGACCATATCAGCGCCGAAAATAGCCGCCTGTGCCGCCGGTCTGGTTTCTGCGGTAACTCCGTTTATTATGTCGGCTATTTTTTCGGGCTTGGTCTCCGGAAGAATCATGGTGATCTGTTCGGGTGCCACGGTATTCATCATCTGCCCGGAAAGAATCTTGTATTCCCCGCGCATGAAGTATCTCACCTCGCCCGATAGCTCGACGCCGTGCTTGTCCTTGTATTGAACACGCGTCCCGTTCCCTACGTTCTCGAGAACCTTCTCGCGCCAATCGTGTTCCGCCTCGGCGAAAAGATCGAATTGGACATCGCTGACCGGATCTTCGGTTTTAGCCTGTACGGGAAGTACCCATACAGTGGTCTGATATGCCTTTCCGTCTCGCGTTACTGTAATGAGTTTTGGCACAAGCCGTGGGTTTTTTCGCTGTGCTTTCTCAAGCACCGGCAGGATAAAGTACATGGCACCGCCTTTATCTGATTGGATTTTTGGCTTTTGAATTGTTGGTATTATACACCTCGGCGCGCTGATGCGCTACCGGGCAATAAAAAAGGGCCCCGACGGGCCCTTGTGGTTACTTGGTTTCTTCCTGCTGATCAGGTTTCTTGGTCTTTGATCCTTCAGAGGTCTTTTTCTCCTGCGCCTTATCGTACAGATCATTAAAAAAGGCCTGTTCATCTTTAGGAAGATTCTCAAACCGGTTGTCGGTATCAGCGCAGTCATAATCGGGGTCTACCTTCAGAATATCCATATCACGCTCCTATTAGAATATATATCCATACGTTCGCTTTATCAAGTGTTGTATTCGGAAATAAGTTTCGGCTCTTCACCTTTGGCAACATTATTATCCCTGAAACTCCATGCGTCCGCGTGCTTTTTTACAGCCTCGAACGTCGCCTCGTTTCCAATATTTTCCAGAACGACCTTTACCGGAACGTACCGCTTCGTTTTTCCCATGAAACGAGATATTGCGCGCTTCGCCGCTTCCTGGCGCGGTAGGTGCATATAGTGGGCTTCGATCCTATACCCTGACTTTTTGAACCGTTCCACTTTCTTCAACGCAGACGCTTCAGTCTTCATGGTTGCATCCAGAACAACATTAAGCCCCTTGTTGAGCGCAAATGAAAGGATTTTCTCCAGGATGTCGCTCGACTCCTCGTGCACCTGGGAAGCATTGAATCCCTCATATTCTGGAAGCATTGCCTTTATCTCATCAGCATCGAGTACGATCGCTTTCTCTGGATCGTATACCTTTCCCTTGAACCATGATTTTCCAGACCCGCCGCGACCGCCAAGCATGGTGAAGGTTGGGCGTTTACCCTCTTCCGGTTTAGCGGAAGCGATACGCTCTGGGGAAAGTATTTCGCTGAATATTTTCTGATGGATTTTCTTTCTTTCGTCGTCGTATATAGCGTCTGACCCCTCCCCTGTAATGCGGTGCGTGGCAATGGTTTGCTCGAGTCGTTTCAATCGTACCTGCGTTACTTCAATCGCCTTCTTTATCTCGCCAGCATCGTCACCGAAACTACCGATAATACTTTCCGGCGTGGCATCCGGTTCGTCCCACTCCTTTTTCCATTCGTCCGCGTTGAACTTCTCGGGTTCGATAAAGTCTTTCCCGTCTCCCTGCTGCTCGTCGGTATCGGCACCGCCCGGGCGCTTTCCGCCGCCGGACGCCCCCGCTTCAAGCCGTTTCGCGCCGTCGGCGCCCCTGAATCCGGTAATATCCTTCCAAGGGACCGGGAATTTATCGCCGGCGGCGTCCTTTACGACTACCCCGTCGTCACATCCGTCGTCAATGACAGTTCCCATCATCGATTTGCCTCGGAAGGAGAAGGCTACCTGGTCGCCGTTCTGTATATTGTGCATACCGTAACCGGCCGCCGCGCCCCGCGTGTCTTCCGGGTCTTTTGTGCCTGCTCCCGGCATTGATCCGCCGGCCTCGTCTGGCCGAACCCATTTATTCTGCTTGAAAGTGCGCCCGCCGCGGTTAACATCTACCTGTTTACGGACAAGACGGCCGGTGTTGAGAGACTTTTGCATGGAATCCGTAATCCCAATACCGAGTGCTTTCCCCTGGACCGATTTCGATATCCCGAGGGCAAGCTTAACCTGTTTCATGTCGGTTTTTTTCTGAAGGTCTACGTTCTCGAATACAGACACAATGCGCAGCTTACCGTCACGCATACCCACTCCGACATTGAGCGACTGTTGCCAGTCGCCTCCTACCGCGAAATAAACTACGTCCTTTCCGAGCCTGATGATATCGCAATTCTCAAGATCGACCCCTTTCGGGAATCCATCAAGGGCCTTCAGCTTATAGCCGTTTCTTCCGGAGTACAGCCGGCCTTCATTGTCGCCAAATACTTTTTTGAACGCATCGTAGAATTTCTGGTCGATGTCGGCCGGGACCGATTTACGCAGGCCGAGCTTTTTCACCTCGGCGCGCGCGGCCGGTTCATCAATAAGCCCGGCGTGATTCAGTTTTTCGTAGTATTTTGGGTCTTCCTGAAGGTGGTCTCGGGCGATATGCGCCGCAACGTCCACGTCTTTGGTATGCTCCATTTCCACCTTGATCCCGACGGAAAGCTCTTCCGGATATCGCCGCTCAATGAGCTTGTCCAACCGGGTTTTTCCGCGTTTCAATCCGTTATCATCGGAATCGACGCTCTTCCACATTCGTAATTCCATACGCCCTCCCTTTTTTACATACCCGCGTTCTCGTCGAACAGGGTGTAGTCGTGATCAACTCCATCGTTATCGGTCCATTCGTGGTCGCTCGTGTGCGTCATCTGCCCCGAATGGTAATACGCCCCGGCAAGAACGGAGCGGAAAAGATCACCATGCCAGGCATTTTCCCTCATCCACTCGTCGAAGTATGAACCCGCGAACCAGTCGCCGGGCTTTGCCGCGTATTTCTGAAGGGCTTCTTTCACAGCCCACCAGTAAACACCGAAGGTTTTATACAGGATAGGGTTGTCGCGGAGCAGCGGAGCGACAGCTTCGGCGTATTTACTCAAATAGGCCTCGCCGCCTTCGGTTTCGAGATTTTCCACAAGGCCGTCGACAAATTCGTTATCGTAGTATCCCATATTTCACGCTCCTATTGACCATTATACCTATCTTCGGCACGCGGAAGCCATCGTATATGGATTTTTCCATCTTTTTCTTGCGATAAACCAACTCGTGGCTTCCGTGGGGGCCTACAGGTTCATGTTCAACCTCATAATCTGGATTATCCTCGATCTTGTGTTTCAGATCATATTCAGATAGCGATTCTCCCGTAGCCTTGTTTACTTCCCCAAGGATGGTCGATATCACCTTCCAGCTATTCGAGGCGTGAGCATCAACAACGCCAGACCCCTTCCAGGCACGGTATTCCTTCCGGCTGAAGTCCTGTATATGCCGAGTGGCGCCAGAATCGATATTCACGGGATCCTCGTCCTTGTGCCCGTACAGGTACGGCATCTTGTCCTTTTTCGCCATGGCCTCGTCGATTTCCTTGCGCTGCGCGGGATCGTATGGATTCAGGACCACCGTCTCCTTGGATATTCCGTTACCGTATGAGTTCTTTGCCTCGATCTTTACCGATCCATCAGGTTCCTTTACGAAATACGTTCCGGTGGCGGCCGCCTCGATGTACTTGCGATAATTATCCCGCTTAAAGTCACCGTCTTGCGCGACGAAGGAATCGGGCTTGTAGATCGCTGCCTGCTTCTCGATATCTGATGCAGTGGGCTTCTTCAGGTACGTCATGCCCTGCGTTCCGGTAGGAAAGTCTTTCCCTACGGTCCACTCGAGCATCTTCTCCTTGTGTGAATAATGATTCTCGAAGGAGTGGATAATCTCGAACGCGATTTCATTATTCTTGTGGTTTATCGCCCTGATCTTATACACGCCAAACCGATTACAGAACACGTCGCCGGGCTGGTATACCTTCCGGTTCACCTTATCGTATATGAAGTCGGGATTTTTCGCGGAGATAATGTCGAGGTTCTTGAATTCCGGATTCGCCCGAAGGGATTCTTCGATGTTCTGGATCTTCCGGACACGATTCTGGTACTGGATCGTACCCTTGTCACCAGAATAACTCTTCACGGCACCGCGCATCATGCTCAACGAAGCAAGAAGGTCGTGGACCTTGTTCTGATTCGTCTCCTTGATTGCCCCTTCCTTCTTCCGGTTCATCTCCGCGCGACGCTCGTTTGCCTTATCCTTGTCGCCCCATTCCTCGGTAAGCGCGAGCATGAGCTCGTCCGGATCGACATAGGAATCATCGTTCGGGTTTACGAACACGTTCGACTTGGTTTTCAGCAGCTGGTCGATCCAATTTGCCTTGCCCTGGACAAGCCCGACGCTGTAATTGTCGATCGTCCCGGCCGACATATACGTGTGCAAGGCTACCTGTCCCTGGGCATTTCCTTGTCGGTCGATACGGCCGTTTCTCTGGATGAAGTCCGACGGCCGGTAGGGGATGTCGAAATGGTGCAGCGCGGCGCTGTTCTTCTGCAGGTTGACGCCTTCGCCCATGGTCTGCGTCGTTCCGACAATAACCTTGTATTTCCCCTTGTTGTAGCCATCTATGGCCGCGGAGACCTCCCGGCCAACCGCCTCGTCCGACTTCTTTCCGCCGGCCTTGGTGACACCGTTCACCACGATAATGTCGGATTCCTTGAAGCCTTGGGCAATCAGCGACTTCTTGATCTTGTCGTGGAGATTGAAGGTCCCGTCGCCGGATACAACGCGATCGCAGAAAATCACCTGTCCGCCGCCGGTGGCGTTGTAGCTGTCGGCCGCGTTCCTGACGAGGGTTTCCAGCTTTTCGTTACGCCAGCCTTTGAACCGGACGGGATCGTACAGTTCGAGATCAAGGGAGGCCGTTCGCATCCGGGAATAGAAGGTCAGGTAGTTTTGGTGACTTTCCGCCCTGTCTTCCTTGCTCATGTTCTTGAACTTTTCCAGTTCCTCGGACAGGCTCTTCAGCTCGGCCGTCTGATCCGCCTGCATGGGTATCACGTTCGGGTGATTGTCGGCTTTCGGTTTCTTCAGGCCGATCTTTGTCGGGTCGTTCTGAAGGTCGGTATACTTAAAAAACATATCCTGAAGGGTTCGGAGGTTCTTGAAGCCCTTGAGGACGTTACCTTCCTTTACCGATCCCGTAGACCAGTCGCACTTCTGCTCAACGCGTATATCCGCGAAGTTCTTGATAAACCCGTCGATATTCTTGATGCCCAGCTTCGTGAGCTCCTCGGGGGCTACGTGCATGAGCATATTGTAATATTCAAGCGGCGAATTCGTGAGCGGCGTCGCCGTAAGGAAAAACACGTTCTTCCCGTCGTGGTTCCGCCTGATATACTCGTTTTTCTTGAACAGCGACATTGCGCGCTCTGACCGGCGCCCGTCGTTCAGGCCGGTTTCCCGGGAGAGTGACGAGGTGAACAGGTTCTTGTTCCGGTGTGCCTCATCCACGAAAATCGCGTCGACGCCCAGATCCTCGAAGTTGATGGTCTGGTTCGTCTTCCCGTTCTCGAGTTTCTTTTTCGCGCTTTCCTTTGCCGTTTCGTTCTTGCGCGCGGACTTCCCGGCGGTCTTTTCCATGGTCTGTTCCGCGACGATCGAGCTGGTTATCGCCTCATCGTTCTCGGGGCGCAGCTGGATTTCCGATGCCGATGTTTCAGGTAGAATGATAACGTCATAGTCGCCATTGGCTAGATCCTGGTACATTTTGTACCGCTTCACCTGATTGCCGTATCCTTCGGTTTCCGGGTCCATGGCGCCGACTTTCAGCCCGGGCATGGCCTTCCCGATGTACTTTACCCAATCCTTGACCTTATTGTTCGGCACTTGTAGCATCGGCCGCTTGATAAGCCCTTCCTGTCGAAGGAGGGCCATGAGCGCGATACCGGCATACGTCTTTCCGAATCCGGTACCAAGGGCAGAGATACCCTTTCCGTTACGATAAAGGTGATGAATCGTCTGCCATTGCCACGGCTGAATGACAATATCCGGGTTCCATCCGTCTATCTTGATGGAATAGGTTTTCGTCGGCGCGCCGATCTCGCCGTTGAACATTTTGTTGTACAGGGTTTCAAGCTGCGCGCGAACGTCCGGCGTGGTCGCCACCCAATTTTTGAAGCTGTCATCGGCGCGCTGGTTGTACGCTGCGGTATCAATGCGCTGCGAGCGCTGTTTCTGCGAATTCAGGTAGTAGACGGTCTCGTCGGCCTCTTCGTGCCAGTCCCCGTTCTCTCCGTCCCGGATGCCCCATTTCCCTTCTTCATTGCGACAGAAGAACTTTTCCGGGGTCTTATAACGATAGAATCCGTTCCCACCAGTTCCCGGCCCGAATACATACCCGCGGCCGAGCCCATCATCGTCCTTTACCCACTTATCGATGATTTCTTCGGGAATCCATGAGGATTGTGGCATATAATCGGCATCCTCAATCGGCACCCAGCCGGCGGCTTTTTCAAGCTCCGCGATACCGTGCTTCCATTTCGCGACCTCATCGTCCCATTGATGCCCACTCCGGGCACTAATCGCCTCCTGGAGCGCGTCGATTTTCTCCCATGCGTTGCCCGCTATAAAGTCCTCTCGAAGCTGGTAAACTCCTTCCGTGGTAAGGAATACGTCCAGGTTCGCTTTCATCTCCGCGAGGAGATCATCGATCCCGTTTGGAAAATACTGCGTTAATGATTCAGGCGTCGCGTCGATATGGTTGCGGCCGAGGGTCATCAGGGCGGTTATCGCCGGGTTGTGACCGTCCACAATGTCGATTTCCTTGTGGTAGATGTTCTGCATGGTGAGAACGTTATCGTCGATCTTCACGAGGCCTTCATAGACGCCCGCCAACGAGCGATTGGCGTTCAGGACGCGCTTTATATCCTTGTCGTCGTCAGGCGCGCTTCCGTAGGATTCCGTATAGAGCTGGATGAGCTCGCGGGTATTCGCCTGCAGATCGTCAACCGGTTCACCGTTTTGCATGGCGTCGCGTATCTGCTTCACCTTTGCGGCTATCGCTTTTACCTTCTCAACCTTTTCGGCGGCCTCTTCGTTCGACCCTATGACGCGCTCCCATCGATGGTTCGTGTTGAGCCGATACAGTTTCCCGTAGATGCTCTTGGTCATTCCGGGCGTCAGAGACTTTGCGGCAACCGCCTCAGCCTCTTCAGGGGTAAGAAGCGCGGTATCCTTCGATTCCTTCTTCGGCGCGGCGTCGGTCGTCATCGATCGCAACGTCTCGAGCTGCTGGATGCCGGCATCGGGTTCCGGGGTGAAGGTCGAAACCGCGTCGTCCATTCCCGAAAGGGTAAGATCCCCTGAAATAACGTCGCGGCCCCAGTTGCCGGCCCCTTCCTGCTTCTCGCCGAGGATATGCGCGGGCTTCGCGTCGTAATAGGATCCTTCGACCCAGCCTTCATTCCAGAATCCCGCTGCCTTCAGCCCGTCTTCATCGAGCTGTGCAAGCCTGTTCGCCACTTCGTCGGGGTATTTCCGGAAGAATAGAATATCAGGCTGCACCTGTGTCTGGGTATGCTTGAACGATTTGTCCGGCAGGCGGACGGCGCCCATGAACTGCCCTTTCTTGAGCATATCGGCGCGCCAGTCGCGGTTTCCCTTCGCGTCCATGACCCCAGGATGCACGATCATGCCCATGGTTCCGCCCGCATTGAGCTTGTCCATGGACCGTGAGAGGAAATACCGGTCAAGGCTCTTTTCCTCGGGCATATCCATGAACGACGTGGCTATGGTGCGATCGCCAAACGGGGCGTTTCCGACTACATGATCGAATTTGCGGTCGTTCGTAAGATTGAATTGCTCGAAGCTTCCGGTGGCGATGTCCGCCTCTCCCTGGAGAATAGAAGCGGCGGCGGCCGTGCGCGTATCGAGTTCAACGCCCTGCAACGACATATCGGAAGGCGCAACGTCAAAGAATACGCCGGTACCGCACGACGGCTCAAGGGCAGCCCCTCCGAGCTTGATAGGGGCAACCTTGGCGAGCATCTGCCAGGTCATCTTTGCTACAGGCGGAGAGGTATAGAAGTCATAGAGCACGCCGCGTTCATCGTCGGCCTGAATACCGCCGAATCCCGAGTATTTCCGGATTTTCTCCCGGTCTTCATCGGTCAGCTCATTGCGCGGCTTCAGGAGTAGGCCGGCAACTTCCTTGTTGAGCTCCGCGCGGGCCTTTGGATTAAGTCCTTTCCCGCTCGCCGCCCATGACCCGTAATCACGGAAAGGCGTATCGACAATCGACCGGCCGAGATCATGAATACCATCGACCGATTCGATAGAGCTCGATACCTCTTCCTTCCCGTTCCAGGTGAGCCCGGTCTCGAAAACCAATTCATCCTTGAGCTTGAAATGCCAGGCATTCGCCATATCAGGAACACCGTCGGTTATCGGGACGGCCTCAATAACGCCGTCCTGGCTGTTCAATTCCATCCAGTGGTCGCCGTTCGCATCGGCTACGATTGTTCTCGGGTGCCGATTTTCGCCATCAGTGTCGTATATCCGGTCCTGTTTCTTCGGCGTGTTGTATGCGGCCGGTTGCAGCTCTTTTGCCACCTCGCGGTCGATCGGGTCAGGCTTTCGGTCTTCCCCGAGTCGTTCATGGATGAGCTTCTCCATCATCGACTCTGTTCCGGCCTTTCCGTTTTCATGCGCCTCGTCCCGGGCGTCCATGATTTCGGTCATGGTGCTGTTTGCGTTTATCATGGCGGCCTTGGGCGGCTTGTACCCGGCTTTCCTTCCAGCGAATTCGATCGTGTCTGGCATGGTCGGCTTGAAGAGGTCTCCAACATTGTATGGCGTCGCCTCGGTCACTTTCGTGAGCTCAAACACTCCCTTTCCCGCGTAGATTCCGCGCCACGGCCCCGCGATACCCTCGTCGCCCGCGTATATCCCGCCTACCACGTATTCGGTCAGATTCTGCTTTTTGCCTGTATTGGGCACAGAAACTATCCCGAGTTTTGGTGCAGACACTTGCCCTGTATGGGCGTTGACGGGCACCTGCCCGGGTGTTTCATTAACTTGGTTTACGTTATTGGTTTTCAGGCCCATTTTCGGGGCCTTTTTGACCGGTTCAGCGGCCACGGCCGGCGCGGAATCGTCCCCGAAAAGATCGAATTGAGCCGATGTTACCGCCCCTGCTTTCGCCTCATTGGGAAGAACCCACGCCTTTTTCTGAAAGGTAGTCCCGTCCTTGTTCGTAACGGTAATCATTTTCATGACAAGCTTCGGGCTGCGGGACTTCTCAAGGACCTGCCGTACAGGAAGAAAGAATCTGGTAAACGCGTTCATTTAGATACCTCCACGTTGTAAATCTCATTGATGCGGTCAAGATAGCCGGGCGTTGAGTCGTTCAACTTGCGCGTGCCCTTGGACCGGAATTCCGCTTCCGCCTGCTTGCAGGCCTTCGCCCACGCTTCCTCGCGATCCTTCATCTTGGCAAGCGCGGCGTTCACGGCGTCGTCTTTTTTCCCGGGCGGCAGCCATTTCGTCCATATACCGCGGCAATACGGGTGCTGGCTTCCCGCCGCTACCCATTCCTCTGACGCTTTCATGCCTACGCGGCTCTTTCCTTCCCATATCGCTATTTTCGCGTAAGGGTCGTCTATCTTCTCGTCGTCGAGCGGCACGTCAGACCAGCGAGCCACAAGCCCGTTGATCTTTTTGCAGTGCGCGCAGGTCACGCCGTCGATTATTTCCATTCTCTGAAAGTAAAGCGGGGCCCCGTCCGGGGTGATCGAGCGCTCCGACACCATCATGGCGTTATTCATTGCGTCATTGGTCTCGGTTTCTACTATCCGCTTCCAGTCACGATTCAGGTCACCGAATTTGTCGAACAGATCCTGCGCTATCTCGCCTTTCGTTTTCCGTTCTTTGATTCCGTTCAGGAAAACCTTCTTGATGGCCCCCCTGGTTTCATCGGTCACCTTCGTGATGTGTTCCGCGCACAATTCCTGGGCTACGGCCATTCGGTCCATTTCTTCGTCGGCAACCTTGAAGAGCTTCCGGTAGTTTTCCTCGCCCGAGAACTCGCCGGCCTTCCATTTCTGGTATTCAAGCTCTTCGTACCGGGCCTGCCGGACGGCATCCCATGTGTTGTACTTGAGCATCCGGTCGAGAACCTTTCCGAGAGCCGAAGAATCGAGAACGATCCGGTCACTGGCATTGGCGACCTTCCGGTTCAAGAAATCCTCAACGGCCTTTATGAAGTCCTTCCACTGTTTCCGCGTGATTGGCTTACCGGTTTCAGGCGCATAGAGAATTTTCCCTTTATAGATGAGCGGATCGGAGCCGCGCGCCTTGCTGAATGTCGTCACCCTTGGGAGGTCGAACGTATTGCAGCACGTATTGTAGATGAGGTCGAGCAGCCCCGCATAGAAATAGATCCACTGATTCACGAGGTCTTCGTATGCCTGGAAAGGAAACTTCTCGCCGTTCTCCTTGTCGGGGTCTTTGCGGCGCAGGGTAACAGGCAGATCGAGCGCTTTCGCGAGTGCATCGGAAGCAGCAAGAAACTTCTCTTTCCTGTTCGCTTCCGTGATTGCTGTCACCGTTATCTTTATATCCTTCATTACCACGTTACCGCCCCAGCTTCAGATTCCGAATAAAAAGGCCGATTGATTTTTTCAGCGGCTTTTTGTCTGAAAATGCCTCCATCTTTGCAACGAGGGCTTTGGTCTTTTCAGGATCGTCGGTATTGACCATGAACTCCCACTTATCGCATCCCGGCTTCTTCACTTCGAGCGAAACGCCATTCGCGCGCCAAAGGGGCTCATGCCCTCCGTTTAACGCGTGCTCATCGCGTGAGCCACGCGTGCCCTTCGCGTGAAATACTTCATCTATCGCATTGGCAACGGCGTACGTGTCAGGGTACTTACCGCCGTGCAGCTTGTGGTTTTTCATCATGGAGAACGCTTCACGTACTTCATACAAGGCGCTCGTGGTGTCTATTGCTCTTTTCTCAATCGCGCTTGCCAGGTCGTATGTCGTTTTGAACAGGTCCCCGTGATAGGTGAAGTTCCGGACTTCGTTCAGGGCTGAATATGCGTCCTTGAGGATTTCCGGCCCTTTGATACGACCGCGCGGGTCTCCGGGTGATTTACCGTCGCCGCCCGTGCTGGCCGCCGGTTCATCACTATTCTCGAAAATGTTCTTGTCCCGACCGCCCTGAACGCTCGCCGCTATCTGCGCGGCCGTGGGCAATTCCTTTCCCGCCTGCGTCCCCCATTCAACCGTACCGTTTTCATCCTCGAGATATACAAAACCGTCACGCAGCTTGACCGAGAGGTCTTTGCCGTCGAGCGTTATCTTGTCGCCGTTCTTTACCGGCCGAGAGGCGACTTGTTTTGCTCCAACCTCTTCCATATCGAAAAGAGACCCTTGCGGAGTCCCTTCAGTCTTTTTCTCTTCAGGATCGACCCAGAAGGTCATCTGGAACGCCTTTCCGCCACGGGTAACGGTTCTCTTTACCGGAACCAATCGGCCGCCCTTTTGAGACTTTTCCAACACGTCGCTCTTGATCTGAACTACCAGCATATTCCCTCCCGTGACACTTTTAGACGATGATTTCGATCGTTTCATTAACCGATCCCGGCGTTATGGACTTGTGCATCCCGTCTTTGATGCCTCGCCCTGCTTTCTTGTTGTCGCTAGAATCGCCGTCGTTATTGGCCTCTCCGTCGTTTTCGCTTCCAAAGGCGTCGAATATCGAGCGCCCGGATTTCTGCCCAGTTCCGGCATTGGGCTCTTTTTCGCCCGCGCCGCCCCCGTTGTCATCCCCTCCGGTAATCATGCTCCGGTACCGTGAGAACGGATCCTTTCCGGCCGCTGCACCGTCGCCGGTATCACCACCCTGGTCATCGCCTGCCGCCCCGGGCGCCGCCGGAGCTCCCCCAGCTTGCCCACCAGCGGCAGCATCACCACCGCCCTGCTGCGAGCTCTGGAAGAGCTGAACCGCATAGGGGTTGAGCGGGATCATGGACCACGGCTGCTTGAACGGCTTCAATCCGGATTCTACGCGAATCTCGTCGATGGTCTTGAATGTGCGGAGTTCCGCCTCGCGGGTGTTATTCTTTACGCCCGGATCATCGCGCTCATATCCCATGAATTCGAAGTCGAAGCGAGGATCGAGCTTATCAAGAATCTTCTGGTAGTGGCTTTCGAGGAACGAAAGGGAGGTAGCGAGTCCGCGCGCCTTCGAAGCGTCGATCTTCGGTCCTACGTTGTCACCGAGAACTGAACCGCTCTTGCTCGTCTTTATTCCCAGCTCTTCAAGGTCAACGCCAAAGAGGGCCGACACGCTCGACCAGATGGTTTCCGTCCACTGGCTAAACTCCATATCCTTGTTCGAGCCCTGAAGGGAAACCCATTCGACCTTTCGTCCGGCATCGCCGGTACCGCTTGCGCCAGCCGGGAGTATCGGGACGCGCCATTTCGAGCCCGGGCCGCCGGACATGATGTTGATGAGGTAATCCTCCATCATTTCGACTTCTTCCGTGTCGGCGTCTCCCTGAAGGAGGAGCATACCGCGCGGGAGGCGATCCTCTGTGAAGAATCCCGAGTTGTAGACGAAGCTGTTTATCATCGCAAGGATGAGCTCTATGGCCTGCTCGACGTAGGAATAACCATATCCGGAATGGTCAACGTCAGTACGCGGGTTCATGTAGTCGAATATGAGATCGTCGCGGGTGAACATGGCAGTGGTCTGTAACTGGACTTGCTGGATGTACTTGATACGGTCGTTGCCATCATAGCCCTCTTCAGAGCATTTCAGGATCGTGGCAGGGTCAATAGCCCAAAATGCGTACACCTTGCGTGTCATCGTGTGCTGAAGCTCGCTTGTTACCTGGTCGAGGGTATACACGTCGCGAATGGCCTTTGTTGCGTGCTGGACAAGCTTGTCCTCGCGGTCCGGGTCATCTCCGAATCCGGTATTCACGAAGAACGCCGTGTACCTCTTGATGAGATCCTTGTCCTCGGCGCTCGGCGTCGCTTCCTTGTCCTTGAGGCGTATCTGGAATCCCCGGATGTTGTTATCCGTGGACGGCTTCAAAAAGGGCTGTACCTGCCTTGAGAGGTGCCCGATTATCGCGTTTATGAGCCACGCCTTCTCTGATATACGGCGAAGCACGCTGTAGTCGATGGATCGGTTCGGCTCGATGATGTTCCGGCTTCCGCGATACATTAACCGATTCATTGGATTGACGGTCATGGCCCTTGTGGGCAGTACCGCGCGCGGCGAATTAGTGCCCGCTGCCGGCATTGATTTCTCTTCAGGTTTTACTACGTGAGCCTTTTGTAAATGCGCCAAAAGCTGACTTGGCGATATATTGATCTGGTTCTTCATTTCCGCGTCCTCCCCATCCTTGCCAATACCGCAGCGGCCGACCGGGGCCGCGATACCTTTTTCTCTTGTTGCGTCGTTACCTGGATAGCCTCGCCGCGCTTCTTGGCCGCATATTGCTTGTAGAAGTCCGGCTTATTATGCGCCTCTGCGATAACGGATACCGCGTGATAAGCCAAGGCCCATGCCCAGAAGCTATCAGCGTGCCCGGAATCGTCTCGTTGAGCGTCATATCGGAACCGCCCGGCGAGCGTCGCTATCCTCTTGATTGAATGAATCTGCTTGTGGAATTTCGAGTCATTTTGTAGCAGGAACTCGCCCTTTTCGAGGCCAGCGCGAACGCCTATTGCCAAAACTTCCTTTGATTCCGGTGTGAAAAGAATGCCTTCAATTTTTGAACTACCAAACTCGTCCTGAAGCTTCTCACAAAGCGGCTCGCCCTGTCCAGTCTGATCCATACAGACGCGCACGACAGGGAGATTCTTCAGGATCTTTCGGAGGCAATCCATTTGCACCTCGAATTTGGTATTGGTCATCTCAATTTCGGCCACTGACCGGCACTTCCCGTCATTCGTGATACCGATAACAAAGACCACGGCGGCGTCCCGGCGGCGCGCTACGTCGTATCCCGCATATATGCGCCCATGGATCGCGGGGTCATACCCCAGAATCAGGTCATCGGCGGAGCGAAAGGCGTGAATCTCGATGTCCGGCTCTTCGGAGTCATCCGGGAGCTCTGCAGAACGATCGCCCTCGCGCATTCCCGGCGTGTTCGCGTGAATGAGGTCAAGGGTTATGTACGAACTCGCGGAGTCCACGAACGTGCATTCGAATTCCTGCTGGAAGTCCTCAAGAAACATGGAATAGTAGATGGCCTTGAGCGCCGGAAGTCCGAACAGCTCCACCCGATCCTCTGTTTCCATGTGCGCGGCAAGCTTTACCGCCTCTTCTACGTTGCTGCACAATGCTGAAGAAACCCACCACGGCACGTTAAGCCGGGCGTATTCCCCGTATTTCTGCCTATCCACGCAGATGTCATAGAAGGTCCCGATCTTCCCGAGAGGCGTGCTCCCGGCTTCCAGGCAGCCACCGCGCGCGATTACCGGGAGTCCGGCCGTATAGATGATTCTCGCCTTGTTTGACGGGTAAATGCCCATTTCGTCGAAGCAGATGTCACCGCCCTTACCACGCGGCGGACGGCACGCAATGGAAATGAGGCGGCTTGTGGTTTTCTTGTTCTTGTCCAGGAATTCGAGCTGTGTTTTCGTGTCTGATACGATCGGCTTGCGCCACTTCTTTGGTATGGAGTAATAGAACTCGCGCGCGTAGTTGATCTTCTCTTTGGCGTCGTCCTCATTGTAGGAAATATACTGCTTGGTGTACTTAATCCTTGCCGGGTCCTGTGCTTTGGCAGTCCCCTTGAGCGCGGCCGCGAATGAAAAACCGGTGCGTCGGCTCTTGAGCACCAGAACGAACCGGTTGTTGAGCTTTATGTAGGATTCCTGCCAGAAGTCGAGGGCGAGATCACGCTCATCGACCTTCACCATGGCGTCGAGATAGTTGAGTCTTTCGGTGGGAGTCCAGACTTTTCCTACTGTAGCCACAAAATACCCCTATTTTTGACTATCATTGATTTACTCCTCTTCCGGTAATCCGGCCGGAGCGTCCAAAATACCAGCCTGCGCGGCCAATTCGTCATTTTTCCGACGTACTGTCATCTTCAGGGATAAACGGTCTTTTACGATGTCGGCCACCGCTTCAACGTCGTATTCATCCGTGTCAGTCTTTCCGATTGATTCACGATAGAGGCGAATGATGTCGTCCATGGATTTGTCCCGGTTAGGGAGGTTGTAGACCCTGATTCCCCGTTGAGACTTATAGTCCACGCCGTCAATAAGCTCTTGCAGTTCCGGAGCGAGTTCGTCAATATCCTTGAGAACTTCCACCTCATAGGACTTCTTGGTGTCCGGATCTATCCTTGTCGCCTTCTTGTAGAAGTCCTTTATGTTGAAATTGGCCCGGCTGATCTTCCGGTCGATGATCTTGTCGTATTCGTCGGCGAGTTTGGTCTCCCGGAGCGTCTTGAGTATCCGGTTAACCTCTTTCTGGATTTCTGGCCTCGCCTTGTGGCGGCTCCCTATGCACGAGGCCGCGGTCTTTGCGTACCCGGCGAGTAGCGCAGCGTTATGGCCGTTCTTGTAGCCCTCATCCCCCGGAAAGGTGTACCAGAACACCCAGCGCTTTTCCTTATCCGAGAGTTTGCACCCTTCCGTCCAGTCTATCGTGTCGATATCTACGGCGGCGCCCGAGGCGAGCTGATTCTTGAGCCCTGCAGGGCGTTCCTTGCGCTTCGGCGCGTCTTTCTTCGCCTTCCCAGTGCCTGCGGCTGTTTTACCCTTTGCCGGGGCCTTGGCGGCCTTCCCGGCCTTCCCGGCGGGTTTGGCTCCCTTTGCGGGACCCTTAGTCGATTTCGATTCCGGCATCGGCCCCTTCCTCTCTGCATACGTGCAGCGGATACCCCTCTACCGGGCGGCCAGTCTCATTCACAATGACAATAGGATCAACATCGCAGATAAAGAGGTTCATCCCGTCATGGGAGGTGATGTATTTGACTGGTTGTTCGCATCGCTTGCAGTTCATCGTATTGCCATAACCTCACCGGGTAGCCCGGGATGCGGATCAGGCTTCGGTCCCTTACGCACAACAAGGACCCGGCGTACATGTTCCGGCGCATCGCCGTAGCAGTCCTTCATGTCTTGCGGCCGCCATTCCAGCGCGTCAGAGACGGCAGTGATGACGCCTTTCTGGAAGCGGATCGTAATCGAGCCGAAAACTTCCTGCTGGCATAGATCATCGAGATATGCGTGATATTCCTTATCTGCCGGTTGTCCCACTATCCCCGCCTTCTTTACATAAATGCGGAAGAGCGCCTTTTACGCGCCGGCCGCTTGCCGTTATTACTTCTGTGTATTCTCTCTCGACCATGATCGGCCGCCCATTCTGTTGTGTCCATCTGATCAGTTTTCCGCAATGAGGGCATTTCGCAAGCATCTTTCCTCATCCGAGCGCTCGGATAGAATCCCATTTCAACGGTCGCGCTCTCTTCTTATTTGTACGGTATTATACCATGCAAAGCGTTATTCCTCAAGGCTTCAGAAGCCCGGGAGTTATTGGTATCAACGGCTCTTGGTATTCGTATCGCTCTATATGTCCAACTTTTTCGGATATGATATTCAAGAACTGCTGCTTCAAGATAGCATAAAAATATTCTGGGTCATTGACAGCCCAAAGAGGAATTTCGGGTCTTACCATGGTTTCATTGACGTTCATCAGAATGTAATGGTGTACCGGGAAAAGACCCGGAGAGTCAGCCGCTTCAACAAGAAACTTTATTTCAACCTTGACCGGACACCGTTTTATAAAGATCTCGCGCATTTTTTCAAGCTCATAGCAGGGCTTCACAATCTCATACAATGCCATTTGAACCACCTTTCCTGTTTATGATGTAATAAAACCGTTCTTCCGTCAGGAATTCGTCACTAGGGTGCGGATCGAAGAATCTTTCCCCGTCCTTGTAGATCACCGCGTGAAGAACGCCGCGCGAGGCCATCCCGCACACTATCACATATCCCTTCGAGCTCTTCAACTCTTCCAGGTTCCCTTGCCCGTCGTATTCGTATCCTTGATGATCGAGAAACTTCAGGAAGGCGTCACACCATTCCTCACCCATCGTGTTCAGCGCGGGCACGGCGTCTATGGGCAGGTCAAAGAGCGACGCCAAGCACGCCGCGAGGCAATTCCCATGGATTCCGGCATCCTTGTCGTAAAATACAGTTTGTCGTGCAGGTTTCATGCAGGGCACCTCGCTTTAATAGGCGTTTTCATAGGCAGCCTCTTCCATCACTTCGGAATCGGGCTCGTAGTCAGAAAGCTCGCGGCCCTCTGAATCAACCACGCTCACCTCGGCAAATTCCACTTCACCGCCTTCGGCCGGGCTTCCTGGATCCCCATGGCTGTCATACATGGTTGCCGCGGCGAAAGCGGAGATAGTCCCCGAGGCCGCGATTTCCAATGTGCCGAGCTCGTCGTCTTCAACGCTTTTTGTAAAGCTGAAGCTCCTCTCCCGGCGATTCATCGGATTTTCTCCTGCTCGATAAAGAATACGGCGTTGTCGGGGCGTATTTCGACCTTCACCCCGTGAACCTGCAGAAGATCACCTTCCACGATATTGTGCCCCTCTGCCTGGAGTTCTTCCCGAAGCAGGTCATGCGCGGACCGGGATAAAACCAGTTTTCCCGGGCGGGTAAGATTGCTGAAAATGCAGACGGTAACATCCTGAATCATACTCATTTTCGGAATCCCTCCCTTATGGCTTCCTTTGCTTCGTGCAGTCCGCACTCGCGGCCGAGCTTATAGGATTGATCCATGGCCTTGAAAGCAATATGAATCTGATCATCTGTCCAGCTTGCTGGGAACGTTCCTACCCAGAGTTCATGCCAGAATAGCTTCACGCTGCCATCATTGCCGGATCTGTCGATCGTGCATTTATTCCAGTCCACCTTATTACCCCCCCCGCCGGTTTCAGCTTCACCAGCTTCCCTTTTATGCCTGATTCTTCAAGCGCTTTGACATTATCAGCTCCATAAGCAATCAAACACGAAGGAGCGCCGCTATTCGCCTCGGCCTTACGCCCGTCGACATAGTGAAAGAAAAGCCTTCCTTGAATGAAAAGCACGGCGTGTGCCTTGTTCCATACTTGACTGAAGAACATTTCGGTCTCGGTTCGCGCAAATATCAACGCTATACCGTTTCCATGTCCCGCGAGGCGGGCAAGCCATTCCTCGGCTTCTCGACCGTAAGGCGGATTACACCATACACGACCTTCCCAGGGGAGCATGAGGCCGTTGTCCAGAACGGTATAATGCTCACGGGCCATTGGCCACGGCCGGTTAACCGGAGCACAAGGGTCAAGATCAAACTCCCCGAGCGCACGTATTATCTCCGGTGGAGTAAGCCATTCATCGTTCTTCATGTTAGCAGACTGATGACTTCCCATTCCTTTTAATGCAATTTTTTCCATTTTCTGCCTCATTCACAAGCTGTTCTTTCATTTGATTTACTTCGTCCGGATTTTTTTGGCGCCATTTCTCCCAACTTTCATCGGTGAGCTTGAATCTGACCCATTCCAGGGAATCGGGCTTCGGTTTATAAGGAGCCCGGCTTCTTGCACATCGAGGGCATAGCTGAACGTGAAGCCGTACATGATAATCGCGATGCTTTTCACAGAAATAAAGGCCGCACCCGCGATCGCCGCCGTAAGGTTCGCTACCGCAGACATAGGCAAGCCCACGGTCAATCTCTTCATTGCACCCTGGAAAGTCACAGACTGCCGGAACGCCATACCCTATGTCTCTTTTCCAGCGACCATCGTATCCTAAACTCCAACCCATAGCGTTTCTCCTTGTGGCGTCTCGCGCCTGCCTATCGATTCTTGTTATTTTTTATACTCGGAATCGGCGGCAACTTGCGAAAGGTGCAGATCGCATACGTCTGTCACTCCAGTCGCCACGAGCATGTACTCGATAGTGTCTTTGCTACTGAAAATGAATGTTTTCGAGTGCATTTCGTAATCTTCCGGGCCAATTTGTACAGCCGTGCGTATTGTTGCCGCTATCTGCATTTAGTTATCCCTCTCAACTTTCTTCTACACGGTTCAGCTTAATATACGGCGCAAGCCTTGCTGCGTCCCGATTCATATCACCATCTTTATGCTTCACCATGACCCCGCAATCGAGCAGCGGCCGCCCGGCGGGCTTGAATGTCCACCGGGGGAGAAAATAGTATTTCTGGTACGAAAGGAGTTCGGCGCGATCGGACCCCTGGTAACAGAATACGTTATTGATGATGAAGAACAGCACGCCGTCCTTCGTAAGAAGATTCTCGAGATGATGATAAATCGGTAAAGCCTGATCGAGCGACCACGGAGGATTGCATACGATGACATCGAATTTCTCCCCGGCCGGAATATCAAGGACATCAGAGCCGATCTTCTTCTCGGCTTCGAACAGCACCGGTTTGTACCCGAGGTTTTTGAGCTCCTGGGTAAAGGCCAGCCCGAGCACTCCATTGCCGCTGCACGCGTCAAGAATTGCCGGCCAGGCGTCCTTCTGTCTGCTGTAATGGGGTAAGAGATACTGCGCAAGCTCTCGGGCGTTATCCGGATGAAACGCGACATCCTGCGCACCGTCTCTTCCGGGATTTGTTTTTCCGCCAGTTCTACCGTTCATACCAGTTTACCTACGACCGATTCCATGATCGCCTGAAACTCGTCTATCGGCATTACCACTACGGGCCCGCCTTCAACCACAGGAGACTTGACGAAAAGCAACCATTTCCCGTCAATGGCGTTCTCGCGTGCCTGGCGGATCCACTCGGGAAGGCAGACGGTGTTCGCGTTCTTGCACTCGACCCCGTACCCAAACTTCTCCCTAGCCGCCCCGCGAAGCACAACGTCGGAGCCCGACAGGCCCATTTCCCGGGAATGAACTTCACAGGCATCGTCGGTATTGTCGAATTTAACCCCTACGATACCAGTGATGAGTTCGCATATTTCTTTCTGGAATCCAGCACCTTTGTTTTTCGCCGATCGCGGCTTAATTCGGTTAAGGGACCGCTCAAGTTTTTTAACCAGGGCGACCCGCTCCTTTTTTTCAACAAAGGTCTCGTCTCCGAGGACAAGCAGTTGCTTCAGGATTATTTTTTTCTCTTTACTGTTTAGATTTAGAACCGGCATTGAATTCGACCTCCATGAAATACGCTAACGTCTTGACCATGTTATTGAGCAGTAAAATAGCGCCCTTTTCGGCCACATCTTTCGCTCCCTGACGGGTTTTCATTGCCCTTGGCATCAACATTTTGTTGAATACGACTTTCCATTCGTCGGCGCCCACGCAGAACACATAAGCGACCGGGCAATGAACATCATCGCGCAGGAATGATATGGCATTCTTATCATCCCACTTGAAGGAATACAGACCATTCTTCATTTTCGCTTGGACCCGCGAAGGAGCGTCCATGCGAGCGGCACCCGCTTGAGAAACGGCATTTTCTTCATAATGGTCATGCAGGCGGTCATGATCTTCGCCTGGTTCGCCTCGACATACCCGTCGATGATCTCGTCGCGCTTTTCCATGGTTTCTTTCCGCGCTACGCGCCGTGCCGTCTTGTCGTTCTTGCTGCTCATGGTCATTCCCCCCAATCTTCACGAGTTTTGTTGTAGTCTATTTTGTCGCGCATGGCCGTAATGAGGTCATACCCTTCTTTTTCTGCTATCTCGAATGCGCGGTAGATCACCGCTTCGGTGCCGCCTGCGGCGACGTGTGCAATCCAGTCCATCGGAGACACGCCACACCGGACGGTATTCGGATCTTTGGTTACAGAGGTTCTTCCGCGAATAACAAGAAGCGTGCAGCTCGCAAGGACGACATCGGCAAGCTCGAATTTGACTGATTCGAGCACAGCGATCTTCTTCCAATCGGAACCGGACATTCCTTCGTACCGTCGCTTTTCCTGATAAAACTCGACGATTTCCTCGATCACTTTGACCTTCTGGTCCCGCTTTGTCCAACCGGACGGAAGGCGCAGTTTCATAGTATTCCAGTTTTCCGGAATAATCTCGCTATTCAGAACTTCAACAAACGACATCATTTAACGGCTCCGTGTATTTATCCGTTCTTATTACTCGATTTCCTATGAGCCGGAAAAGTTTTACTCCGTGCTCGTAAGCAATCCCAACTTCATCATTAACGCCTCGACTGGTTTTCGTATAGGGATTCACGATAACGACTATGTGCGTTGCCCAACCGCCAAGCACAGCCCGGCAGATTTCCATGTAGCTTTCCCATCCGTCGAGCTTCGGTAAGTGCGTTGGGTTGAATACCTGGCACCCAGGGAAAACCTTCCGGACGGCTTCTTCGGCTGCGGCAAAGTATTCCTGCGCCTCGGCTTCGTGCCCGGTTATCGCGCCGGACAGATAAACGCAGGGTATCTTTTCAACATGCTTCGGCTGGTCTAAGTACCAAATTAGCAGGGCGCCGAAGGCCCCAGCAAGTACACCGCTGAAAAATATCCAGAAAGCAACGTCTACAGTCATCATCCCCTCCTACGTTTTACTTACCCTGGTTGTTACATACCCGTATCCCAACAAAGGCGGCCGTTTCGGTGGCTTTACCTCTTGTTCCGTTTCAGCTTCCTCTTCCTGCTGCTGCTTTCCCGTTTCGCTGTCTGACTGCTGATCCATTCTTGCTGATTCTCCTTTTCTCACTTTATATAGAGTATTTCGTCCTCGCCGCGGCGATTGAAGTAAGCGAGGCAGTCTTTCGTATTCACAACGCGCTGAATTACCGACCGACCATCTTCCTCCGCAATCTTTTCGCAAACGTCGCGATCCAGTGACCATGAAATTCCGCTATCGCTTCCGGTTTTTATTGCCCGAAACACCGTTATTTCACCCGGTAGGGCATGAAGGAAGGCTTCTTCCTCCGGGGACATAAGAAACTGTCTGAACGGCCTCTTCGATTCAAACAGTTGCCGAAAAATGGGATATGTTCTTACGGAACCGCATCCGATCCAGACCGCCTTGAGCAGCTCCCAGTACCGCTGGTCGGAAAGACGGTAACGATTGCGAAGGAACGCCTGCACTTCCTTATTGGGATCCTTCAGGACATCGGCGCAATAGATGATTTCTTTTGCTATCTCGGAGTCCTTCCAGAGTTGTTTTCGCGAAAGGCCTATCGGCTTTCTTCTTGTCATGGGAATTCCAGTATTGATTCCGCCGCCATTCACCATATTTGACAATTCCAGCAATTTCTCCGATTCCATAAAAGCTCCTTCTTAATTTCCTGAAGTTAAAGGGTACGAATAGCAAGGCTTGTCTAGGGCTTCGCTTATATCGTTTTCGTCAAGGATCACCCGCGTGCCGTCTTTTGCCCACGGGTGGCCCCACACCATGACCATTTCAATCACCCCGATCCATTTACCATCAGGGCGCTTCTCGATGAGCCTGCAACGTTCATCATAGGCATACATCCCGCCGCCCGCCTCAAGATCGATGAAGATGCTGCCGGTGAAATCGCAGTAATCACCGGGTTTCCAGATAGGGTTAGGTTCAGCCGCGACGGCCGGTTCGCTGAATAGATCAAGCTGGTCTATCATGGATAGATCCTCTTGAATTCGACGACCCATACCCAGGGATTCGCGTCCCATGATCCGGAACCATTTAGAGATTCCCAAAGAATACGAAACCGCTTCTTTTGAGTGTCACAGTAAGTGCAATCGACTTCGGTCATTCCAAGATTCGCACCAAGCGCTGGATGCACCCCGTATCCCTGGCATTCAGGACACGCAAAGAGATTTTCTTCACCCGCTCGGTCAGCATATTCATCGTTAGAGATTACTCCTTCTGCATAAGCATTTCCTTCGGTGATGTCATTCAGGTGTTCGACGCGGATATTCGTGATTTCAAGGTCAATTCTTGAAAGACCTCGCGGGCAGTGGATCGAAGGTAATGTATTGTGCTTCCAAAACCATGTGTCTCCGGGAGTTTGTTCATTATCTGCACCATATGCGCTAAAAGGGGTCGGTCCTATTCGGTAGATATTCTCCCGAACATAGAGCCGATCACCTATCTCTCCGTAAGGACATCGGACTTTTACCCCATTCGACGTATCGTATTTGAAGTTTGTTTTCGGAGACCAGACGGCCTTTCCGGCGTAACCTTTCGGTCCCTCCGTGATATATCCATCGAAGCGGAATTCAGGCAGAACACCCTTAACAACCCGCCGGGTCATGGTTTTTTGTCCGCTCAACAGGGCCAGCACCATCGGTGCAGAAAACAGGATCCCTCTTTCTTTCATTTCGTAGCCTCGGTTTCAGTTTTCAGAAATGTTTTACTGTCTGGATCTGCCCCAATAAACCGGCACTGTACCGCTGATGAAGTCGATCCCATTTTTCGGGTATTACAATTTATGAAAGTCTGGACCTTGTGCCAGTTGACAGTATGTTTCCACCAATAAGCAAGGCTGGACCTTGGATGCATTGTCATAATCTCGCGCTCGATATTACGCATGATGTTTAGCTGCAGTTCTGCTCGACTCATTTCATGAAGCGGCTCTTCTTTTTCATCCTCAATCGCCATTTGTTTTAATGCGATAAATGCAGTATTCATTTTTAGAAATCCTGCTTCACATTCATAGTTACACCATTCAAGCTGATCTACGATTTGCTGAAGTGTTTCGTATTTCGGTATATACGGTTTTTCATTCTTGCTTTTCATTGATTCTTTGATTGCATTCATAAGCGCCGGTTTTCTTTCAGCTTCTATGATGGAATCGGAAAGTGTTTTTCTTGCCATGTGCGTAGCAATTATCTGCTTAATATATTTCTTTGCATTTTCAATTACATTTTTCATTTGTCTTCTCCCGCTGATTTTGACAGCATGTGCGTGATGTAGTACCGCTTTTCGTCGAGTACAAGCTCGTGATAATACAGACTTATTTCTGAAACGAGAACGGATTCAGTTTCATTGCTCTTGATGTTGAAAACGTCAACTGTTTCACTCCAAAGGAAGTGCCGGTACATACAATGATCGCCGTCTGAAAGCGTCATTTCTGCAATCATCGGGTATTTGTCCTCGAGAATCTTTTCAAAACGACCGACGGCCGAATCATGCACCTGCTTTCTTGACATAAGCCGATCGAGTTTTTCTTTAAGTTCCTCGATGGTTTCGCTTATGTTTTTACTTCCAATTTGCGCGTCTTTAAGCTCACGCTGTATAGCAACAACCCGTGAAGCGAAATGCGTATTGTCGTACATCAGCTTTCCGTCGTGTGTTGTATTTGGCCATCCCAACTTGTCCGTGTAGGCTTCGATTATTTCGTGGTCATGATTCCCATAGAAAACCGGTATCGGGTTTTCGATTTCATCGTTCCCGTTAATAATTTCTTGAATTTCGCCAGAATCAACGAGCTCCTGAAGCTTGTCCCATATAAAAAGCAGATGCCCGTCGTCCCTTCCCATCAAACATTTCCGTCCATCACGGAAAGTATCCAATGCGTAGGAAATAGCCATGGTTCCTTTGTTCAATTTAATCAGGTCATGGCACAAAGAGCTTCCGACACCGATGCAGTCATCAAAGTCCGCAACGGTGTATTTCGTATCATTAAGCAGGTGTTTTAATAATCGTGCTTTCATTTTATTGTTACTTCTTTTTTTGTCACAACGGTGACGTTTCCATCAGCGCTCTTGAAAATTGTTCCTTTAGGTATAACGGCTCCTTTTTCGCCGGTCACCCGAAGCTCTATATAGTTATGGGGCCAGAACACTGCCATGTTGAGCAGGCACATTATAACAATGAGCAACATTGACACAAAATCCCGTACACTTCCCAGAGACAACCATGCCAGGGAATAGTACAGAGCTACAAGGGCTAATATTATATAAGTGATAGTAGTTACCCATTTCTTAATCCCTCGCATTTTCATTCCTCCTCGTATTCGATATCGCATGGTACGTCATGTATTCGACGAACTACTTTTTCTCCCTTGAAAAAGGCAATGTCCGTTTCTGAATGATCCGGGTATTCCTGGGATTGATCTACAACCTTGTCGTAGGGCTTCAGATCGATGAAACACGGATTCAGCCCAGCGTGAAGGTACTTGATACGGCGCTCTTTCATTGTGTTATTCCTTTCCCCAGACCCGAATGTTCATCCGAGGACGAAAGAAGCACAAGGGTCCCTTGTCAGAAACCGCACCACGAATACGCTCACCGTTGGGCGACGTGGCGACAAACCCTGTTGTAGTCCAGTCATCCTTACCGTCGGCCCAGAGATCGTAACCGGTTGTTTCAATTTCCGTGTAACCTTGTTCCTGAAGGAAGACCTTTGTTCCATCGGCGTCGCTGCAAGACGACAGAACAATAATCACCGCGATTAGTACAATTACTCTTTTCATAGCATCATCCTTAAAATGGAATATCGTCCGGAAAATCCGGAGGTACTGAATCATCCGTGTCTGCTTGTCCAGCGGGAGGCGCCGCAGGTCGCTTCTGGTAAGGTGCCGATGATCCTGTTGAGGAAGAACCATCCGAATGCCCGGCAGAGCCCTGCCCGCCCGCGTTACCGCCCAAGAGCTGCACGTTGTTTGCGTTAATCTCGATCTTGCTGCGTGCCTGGCCATCCTGTTCCCAACGGTTCTGGTGTAGCTCGCCTTCTACGGCAACTTGCTTTCCCTTAACCAGATATTGGTTGAGAGATTCCCCCGAACGTCCCCATAAGACGATATCGAAGAAATTTGCTTCCTCGACCCACTGCTCGCCCTGTTTGCGGCGCTTATTTACCGCGATTGCGAACTTACAGACAGCCATGCCTCCGGAAGTGTATTTGAGCTCCGCGTCGCGGGTAAGACGACCAATAAGTATTACGTGATTTACGTCAGCCATTTTATATAAACTCCTTTTCAAAACGCTCTATTCGTTTCCCGATCCAACGCATTACCGGTACCGCCATACTATTTCCAATCGCTTTGTATCGCGGACCGTCCGGACAATTTTCAGTTTCAGCTCCTCTCCATGGAACACGCGTCCAATCGTCCGGAAACCCCTGGAGCCGTTCGCATTCGCGCGGGGTGAGTCGGCGGACGGTTGACGCAAACTGAACACCGTGCTGATCTGTTTTCGTTAGACAAGGGGCGATATCGTGCATTGGTTCGACCGCATTACCGCCGTTTTTCGGCTCGCGTCCGATCCAGTTCCCCGGTATCCCGTATGATATAATCGGCGCTTCATGGTTACAGTTCAGCGTTGGCGCGTGACCTTCCGTGATCTCAGCATTGCCTTGACCGGTTGCCATGATTACCGGACAATAATCGCTCGGCCTACTCGGGTGATCGGTGCATAATGTCGGCACAGTAAAACCATCGCCCCGACCGCGCATATCGTAGCAGACGGCCTGAACTTCGGCGCGCGCTTCAATCGTATATGCGATATGCTCCTGAACACCTACACCGTCTGGACCTGATTCCGGGTTTTCTCGCATTGCGCCGGCCTGTATTGCGACTGGAATTATCGGCATCGCTACTTGTAAGTTTCCTGGACATCCTGACCCACACTCGCCGCTGATACCAGAGCGCGTGCTAATTGTTCCGGAAGCTCCTTTCCCCGCTTCTCTGCTCGGCGCAGAATACCCGCACATGCTTTCTGACTCAAAAAGTACCGCTGCGGCAGGTCGCCAGTCTCCAAGATATCCGACAACGAAGATACGGCGGCGTCGCTGGGCCACTCCGAAGTATTGAGCGTCAAGCACCCTGTAGGCAAACCCATACCCGAGTTCTCCCAACATATCGAGGAAGGTTTTGAAGTCTGCCCCCCCCCCGCTGGATAGAACGCCGGGCACGTTTTCC